TCACTTCCGCGTCCTCTGCGCCTCTGTCGCGCGCGCTTTCTGCCGCGCTGGGCCCGCATATCGGCGGATCATCGCAACGGTTGCGTGACCGGTGATGGACTCGATCTGCTCGTCCGTGCAGCCGGCCGCGGCCAGTTCTGACGCCGCGGAATAGCGCAGTGCGTGGAGGTCGTGCGTCTCGGCATCGATCTGTTTCCGGATCTTCATGACCGCATCATGAGCAGCGCGATATGAAAGCGGACGGCGATTGGCACCGACGAGGATCGTCATGCCGGCGCGCGGAGTTGCAGCGAGCGTCGCGGCCAGCGTCGGCGTCAGCGGCACCCAAAGGCGCGCACCGGTCTTGCCCTGCCGCACCCAGAGTCCGCCGTCCTCGATGTCATCCCACCGCATCCGCAGGACATCGCCAATGCGCTGCCCGGTGCCGTGCAGAAGATCGAACACCAGCCGGGCGCGCGTGCCCACGGGAGCTGCCGCACGAAAATCCTCGATCGCTTCCTGCGGCCAGGGCTGCCGAAGCTTTCCCTCGCTCGTCAGTAGAGGGACGCCCTTGGCCGGATTGTCCTCGCGCCACCCTTCGTCGCGCGCATGTTCGAACAAGACGCGCAGGACCTGGACACAGTAGTTCGCGAAACGCACCGTCGCGGCGTTTGTGTCGCGCAGCCGCACGACGTCCTTTCGGCGCATCTTGTCGGCCGGTAGCGCCCCGAGCTTCTCTTCGATGAAGGCAAGCACCTTGTCGTAATCCTGGCGGGTGCGCGGCGCGAGCTTCGTGAACCTGCGAGAGCGCTTGTAACTTGCGATCAACGACTGAAATCCGCGGCCTGGTGGCGGGGGCGTCTGACCATTGAGGATCCGCGCGTATTCCGCCGCGAATTCCGGAGTGCCGGGTTGTGAGTGGATCCGGATCGCTGGCCAGTTCCGGCGGATGAAGTAGAGGTATTTGCCACCCTTGCGCGACTGGACAAAAGCAGGAAGATCGCGCTTCATCGCTTCATGTCCACCAGGTCAAATGGATCGCTGCCTTCGCCTGGTTTGAGCAGGAGGTCGAGTGTGCCGTCGGGCGCGAGGGTAGCTCGTTCCACAGGGACACCCTGATCTCGAAGCTTTGCGAGCAGTGAGGCGAGGCCGTCCGGAGTAAGCCGGCGGCGCTGGGCGGATTGCTTGCTCATTTGTAATCCTCCGGTCGTTCGAGGCGCTTCCGGCAAGGCGCGATCCATTCGATCCGTGGCGCGAAGCAAGGCAGGGCCCGATCCCAGACAAGCCAGCAATATGCTGTCGCTGTGCTGCCCTTCTGCGAAAGCCTTCCCTTGTGCATGACGACGCGCTCGGTGAACTGCAGCACATGGCTGGGTGGAGTGGCCTTGAAGAGGCGCTGATAGCGCCCGACGCCCTCCAGGAACGCACTTCGGACAATGACCGCGACACCCCGCGTGCTGGTCGCCAGTGCGCGCCGAATGAATTCCTCTGCGAGCCTGAATGGCGGGTTTGTAATGGTCCAATGGGTCGCGGCAGGCGCTGGACCGAACAGGTAATCATGCACATCGAAGCCCGCACCATAGTCATGGATATCGCTCGCTATCACCTCTGCGAAATAGTCGCGCAGCGGCCAGACCATGTGGCCCCGATTTGCAGAGGGTTCCCGGCAGACAAGGCCAGAGGCGTTCGAAGCACCGATCCATTCGCACAACGCTCGAGTTGCCCATGGCGGCGTCGGAAAGTCCTCGAGGCTATCGTGTGGTTCGCTGCGACGCTGCATCACGGCCGAGGAGATGTTCTGGGTCATTTCGAAGCCTCTTCGCTGTTGGCCATCTCGAGCAGTGTGTCGGCATGGCAAGGGGCGCCGGGCTTGCACCAGCAGGCGAGGTTCTTGCCGCGCAGTTCTGCGACGCGCTTTCGGATCGTCCTCGTTGCCGGCAGATCCTTGAGCATGCTGTTGCGAAACCATCGCGCGCACATCTCGCGCAGTTCTTCGTCGGTGCCGCGGAAGCCTGCGCGCCGCGCCCCGTCGATCGTGAAAGGGTTGCCGAACAGCGTAGATCGATCGACTTTCACTGTGTTCGGCGGCATTCGCCATCCAGCTTGCCGCGACAGCTGAATCCTGGTGGGTCTGGTGCTGACGACCATTGTGAACCTCCTTCTTCAGTTCGCCGCGCTGGGCGGCCAGTGGCTGCGCCGAGCTTCTTCGACGTGATCGGCGACGATGTCCTCGAGGGCGCGCGCGACGCGGCCAGTGCCATCGCAGGACGTGCATGGGCGCGTTGCGTTGCATGGCCAGTCCCCTCGCAGAGGGAGGCGCCCTTTGCTGGTGCACGTTGGGCACGGCGAGCCGTTGCCATGGAGGAAGCGATCCGCCACGGGTCACCACGCGATGCCCTGGATGCTGCCGATTGCCACCGCCACCATGTGGACCGCGAGCGCGGCGAAGCCCAAAGCGATGCCGAGCAACGCGAGCAGCACGAGCCAGATCGCGAGGCGCGCCACCCATCTGTCTTCCTCAAATGACTCAGGCATCTGAAGCCCTCCTGCATTCGCCTTGGTGATCGGCGCGAGGCTTGGGCAAGGCCAGCGGTGAATCCGGCGTCGTGATCGCCTCGCGTACGGTGCGGCCGTCAGGCAGATGGATGTGCGGCAGGAAGGCGGTGTCGGCATCGAGCAGGCCACAAACGATCATCGCGGCCTGGGCCTTGATCCAGTCCGCCAACACGGCCCACGTCGCGCGCTCGGCCTGCTGGCGCGCCTTGGCGCGGTGTTGGGCGAGTGTCGATCTCATGCGCGACGTGTGCGGGTTCGCATGCAGCCAGGCATCCTGATACGCCGCGACGCTGACCGGGATCGTGATTTCACGCCCGCGCAGGCGAAACTGTGCAATGATCTCATCACGCTCGTCGTCGACCATGAAGCCCACGGCGGTCGCTCCGATGCCACGAAGAGTGGTGCGGATTTCCTTTTCGCGATTCTGACCGGCGATCGAGGTAGCGTAGGGGAGTTTCATCCTGCGGCTTCCTTCCGTTTCTCGCGGGCGGCGTGCGCGAGCCTGGCGATCGTCAGAAGGACCGGCTTCAATTCAGGCGGTGCGCTGTCGTACGGAGTTTCTCGCCAGCGGCCGGCAAGGCGCGGCAGGAGTGCCCGGGGTACCGCGATCCAGTTCGACGGGTCCGTGTTGGTCCTGTCGCCGTCCACAGATTTCAGGCAGTGACCCTGCGGAACTGGCCCGTTCTCTGCTTCCCAGCGGATCAGGTGCACCGCACGCCAGCGGGATTGCAGCGGCAGTCCATCATGGATCTTGCGTTCGATGTAGCCGTCCCGGCTGACGCGTTCGGTCCCGATCGGCTTGTAAAGCCGCACGGCCACTCCCTGGCGCTCGCCCTTCTTGAACCAGCCTTTCTCGCTGCCAGGGGCGCTGTGGCCCTTGCGCCCCTTGTTTGCGGGGCTATGGCCTTGTGCGAAGCGCCCATTGCGTCCCGTTGTCCAACCTCTGCGCTTGCAGAGGCTGGCGAAGTTTGTCAGCGAGACATCTGACCGACCGAATTGTTCGACGAAGGCTGCATGAGCCTCTGCACGCGGCAACTGGCCGTGCTCGCGGATCCAGAGCAACTCCGCCTCGCTGTAATGGATTTTCCGCCCCCTCATTCCTTCGACCCGCCGATCTGCGGCAACATCGGCAGGATCCCGTTGCCATGATCCGCAAAGAGCTTGGCTGCCTTGAGCTGCAGCGCTGCATTGCCGGTGATCTGATCGGCGACCGAGACGATCGCTTCGGCGCGGCGCGCCTCCTGCTCGATCTGTTCAGGCGACAAGCCTTCGGCCGACAGGCGCTCGAGTTGGGCAAAAAGGTGATTGTTGAGGTCTGAAAGCTTGTTCTTCATCTGGATGCCTCCGAGCAGCTGGCGGTCAGGATCAAGCGGGCGGGTGAGAGCAAAGCCTTCATGCTGCAGCGTCTTTCGCATCGAAGAGACCCGGATCGTCGTAGTCACGAAGGATCGCTGTCATCACGTCGATTTCACGATCGGCCTCGGCCTGCGTCATTCGGCCTTCGCGCACCCAGCGTGGATATGCGCGCCGGCGCATCGCGATCTCGCGCTCGAGGCAGCGACGCTTTTCAAAGCGGGTGACGGGATTCACAGTCATGCGCGGCCACCCGCGGCTTTCGGGCGCTGATCGTCGCTGACCGTGGATCTGTACTGGCGGTCGTGGCGCTCGATTTCGGCAAGGATGATCGTGCCGGCCTGGATCAGTTCCTCACGTGACAGCTTGGGCTTGACCCAGCTTGTGTCGCGCTCTTCGAGCCCCCAGTCACCTTCGGCAAGGACCTCGTCGTGGCTGAGTCCGCGCAAGAGATAGCTGACCGCGACATCCACCATCAGTTCACACGTGACGGGCGTTTCGTCTGCTTCGGGCGTCCATCCATCGGCCAGTTTCTGACGCTGACGTTCGGCCAGCAGATCGCGCGCCGCCGGCGTGGCGACAAGCACCCGAAGCTGCGCGATTTCGTTCGAGAGGCTGGTGATCCGGCTGGCGGCCACCGCCTTGATCCTCGTCACTCGGCCCTTCGAGGTGTTGAGCAACATTGCTGCGACTTCGGCATCGGTGCATGTCGAGCAGGTGAGGACTTGTCGGTCACCCATCCGCGTCGCCCCCGCCAATGGCCCCGGCGCAGCCCCGGGAGGAGGGTAGGGCTGCGCCGGGGTTGACCGCGTTCCGTGAGTGACACGCGCGGTATTCCGGGGTTTCGTTCCTCTGCTTGTCGATCATTGTACGCCCCTTCAGCGGTAGACGACGTCGAGGTAATCAGGCAACGCGTCGAGAAGGCCGACCCGATCCATCTCGTCGAGCAGATCAGCAAGCGCGAGAGCCTCGTTGATCATCCTGCTGCGTGCCTCGCCGGCGGTGTACTGAGACACCAGCACCTGGTTCTGGATCTTCTTGAGGCGCTGGATTTCGCGCAGATGCGCCGCGGCCCTGGCCCAGCGCTCTTGTGGCGTGCGCGGCGAAGAGAGTGACCGCGCGCTCATTGAAAGGCCGCCACGGCAAAGATGCCGACAACGAAGATCACGAGAAGGGCAATCCCGCCCAACAGGTCACCGATCCAGTGGTCGTCCAGCGCGACCATCCTGCTCCAGGCTTTGCGTATCACGCGGTGGCCTCCTGTGCGGGAGTCGGCGCCTTGTTCAGGTAAACCGACGTGTTGCTGTAGCAGCGCGGGCAGACTGCGAGCCGGAGCGTCGCCATCGGGCCGTGGCCGTTCATGTCCATCGGAAGAAAGAAGCCCGGCCACGAGAGGCGACAGTTCGAACAAGTCAGTGTCGACGCCTCACGCAGCTGCGCGGTTTCGCGCGGATCGCCGGGATTGTCCGCGAACATGGCAAGCAGGTCCGCGAGCCGTGTGCGCCCGTTCTGCGAAAGCGAATCGGCGCACAGGTCGAGCGCCTCATGAATGGCGGCGGCAAAATCGTTCATTCCCGGTGCCCCCGTGTGGCCGAGCGGAAAAAGGGCCGACCGCCGCGAGCAGCTGACGGTCGGCCAGTCATGCGCAGGCGCTCAGGACCGCCGGGCATATTCGGAGAACGCGTGCGCCGAGGGTCGCGGGCAGTCATGCCGCGGCCTCGTCGCGCAGATAGGGGACCAGCCGGTTGGCCACATCGAGCCAGTTGACCGCGGCATGCTCAAGGCTCTCGCCGTTGGCGTAGATCCCGAGCAGATGGACCTCGTGCATGTGCGTCGCCGCGCTGGGCGCGAGGATCGTCCCGCCATGCTCCTGCGCCAGCCGCTCGAGCCGGGCCGCGCGATCCGCGCGCGGGGTCGCGTTCATCAGTCGAGTGGCCTGGTGTAGGGCTTGAGTGTCCATGCGAGCCTCCGTAGATCGATGCTCGCATATTGAGGGGAAAAATTGCCCCGTCAAGAAAAAAGGGAAAAACTTCCTCAACTGTTGTGAGGGCAGGTGACCGTGCTATCCTTCGATCGCATAGCCTCCAGCGAATCTTCATCGCTCTTGGCCAGTCCTGAAAAACGCCAGATGAGATGGAGGGTCAGTTGAGCGCTTCATTCAAGAGCCTCGTATTGATAGCCGCCGCTGCGACGCTGACAGCGTGTGTCCAGCCAACACCACCGCCGAACCTGCTCGGCATGTCCGATCTTCAGGTGTGTCAGGAGTTCGCGCGAGCTAGGAGTGCTGGTGATTCCGTCGGCGCTAGGCTCGCAATGACCGTCTTGGATTCTCGCAATGCCCTGACAGCAGCCGAGAAGCATGACATCCAGAACGAAGTCATCCGGACGAACATGCGAGAGCACGCGGCGATTTGCAGCTGGGGCCCTTACTTGCGGGCGAACGCTTCAACCGGAACGTTTGGTCGTCACGTCCAGTTTGTGGTAGGAAGATTTGGGCCGTACATTTACACTGAGAACGGCCGCGTTCGCTCTTGGCAATCTCAGATATGAGATCTAGTGCGCCCTGATCATCTCTGAAGGCAGCGCCAGGATCACTCTCGAAGCCCATTTGAGCTTTACGTTCCATAGGTTCTGCGATTCGGGATTGAGGGAGATAAGGTGGAACAGACCCGGCTCAGATCCTCTTTTCACCTGCTTAACCCACGCGTGCCCATCGACGTCCTCTGCGATACAAGGTCGGCCCAAATCCTCCTCCAGAACGCCCTCTGCCGTGAGGCGCGAGTAGAACAACACATGGCCATTTTGGTAGATCGGCGACATGCTATCGCCCTTAACCTCGACAGCGACGATTCCCCTAGGGTGTAGCCCAGGTGGGCACTCCACTTGAAATAAGCCTTCTCCCTTTTCGAACGCATCGACCAGTTGCACGCGGTCACCGGCGCTAACTCTGCCTGCTACTGCGATCAGCGGTGTGGGGGCGGTTGGGCTGAAACGACCCGCGAGCAGTTCCTCGACTGTCACGCCGAATGCGCGTGCAACCCTCACAGCGTCGTCGGCGTTCATGCTCCGGGTCTTGCCCTGCATGGCTTTCTTGAGTTGCTCGTAGGAAACGCCTGACGTCGCCGACACCTCTCGCACGGAACGTCCCGTGGAGCGGACAGCCTCCTGAAATGCTTCGCTGAACGTCTTCATCATGGGAATTTCTACCTCATGCGTGGGTGCGGCGGGACGGTGACGAATTTCCCTTGACGAACAGGGAGAGATTTCCCCATATTCGCCGCCATGGACGAACTCATCTCTGATATCGAGCAGCACTGCGCTGCCGCCGGGATCACGCCACAGCGCCTGCTTCGCGAGGCGATCGGCGCGGGCTGGGGGCAGTGGGACGCCTGGAAAGCGGGCACGTCGAGCCCGACCATGAAGGTCGTGGACCGGCTGCGCGCGCACATGGCCGCGCATCCACCCCCCGTGCAGGGCGATGCCAGGGCCTCCGAGGATGCCGCCTGATGGGGTATGCTGGTCCGAACAGATCATCCGGCGATGCTGGCACGGCCGCGCTGGGCGTGTCCTCCGGGCAACGCGACGGTGGGCTGGCCGGACTTTTGTCCGGGCGGCCCTGCGACCCGCGGGCGTTCCGTCGGCTCTATCCGGATCGGTGGTCGGCGTTCCTGCGCACCCATTTCCGCAACAGCATCGAGATCGCCGCGTTCTTCGACGTGGACGAGAAGACCGCGCGCCAGTGGCTGAACGGGATCAACGCGCCGCAGGCCTGGGCGGTGTCGTTCGCGGTGGTGTCGATCCCCGGCGCGGCGATCCAGCTTCTGGAGGCCGCATGACCGACGAATGGGGCCCCTGGATCGAGCATGATGGCGGGCCGGTGCGCGGGCTGATCCCGGTGCCCTGCGTGCTGCACTATCGCATCGAGCCCCCCGGCATTCTCGGGCCCGAGCAGGCCAAATCGCTCTCACCGGATTGGCCGGGCTTCTTCTGGCGGTGGAAGCGCGTCCGGATCGGATGGTTCAGGACAGAACTCCGGCGCGTCTGCGATCAGCCCGAATATGCACCTATCATCCAATACAGGATCCGGAAGCCACGCGGGATGGCGATATTGGAACGCATCGTCGCGGCGCCTGCCGAGAAGGTGCGTGCATGAGGGCTGAGGAAACAATCAAGCTTGGTGGGCAAATCTGGACTCGGGGTGCCGATCCATTCCGCTCACATCTATCTTTCACGTTTTTCGATCAGGCGGCGCATTGCATTGAAATCGGAAAGGAAGAGATCCTGCGAAACGCCGACATAGCCATCTGCTTCCACGACGGCACGCAGCGCATCTTCAAATCGCGTGAAATCTTCAACAGACATTCGTTCGATCATTCGCTCAAGGTACCCCGGAAGCGCCTCGCGAGAAGGCCGCATCGAAACAATCATCGGTGCAATGGTATTGATGACATCGATCGGAGCATGGCCAGACAGCAATCTGGGCTCAAGCCTGCATACCTCCTCCTCGAGGTAATCAACCACTGCATCGACCTCGTTCCGATGGAATTCATCGTTCGATCGCGCGGCGGCGACGAGAATGGCAAGCTGTGGTCGCAACTTGTCCCTGATAGCGCGAGCCGTAATCAAAAGATCATCAGCACCCCGTTGCTGACTGGCAAAGGCTTCAATGTCGACGAGGAGAACAGTTCGAAGAAACTTCTGTGTCGAAATCACCTCGCCATCGTGCGTAATGAAATCGACGATCCGGTCACAGCGAAAGTGGCGGATAGCCCGCCTCTCATGGCAAACCGCCGTCAAAAGTGGTGCGTGTGGCCCACGGGATATCCGCCTTGTGGTGATACGCCGGCGCGAGCCGTTCCCAGCGGCGTCAGAATAGTCAATCATGCAGAATATTGGCTCAAGATCGATACTGTCTATGACTGGCTCTGGTCCCTCACGGGGAAGGGTCGCGACGACCGTAGTTTCCTGATCATCGGCTTCCGGGACAATAGGTGCCGGAGCGTTAGGAATCGTCGGCGCCTCTTGTTGCTCGTCAGGTGCGCGAGAAAAGACTGCTCCAAAAAATTTGAACATCAATATTCACTCCCCAGAGATGCACAGGAAAAGTCTCTCAACGTCGAAGATAGGTCAGCAACCTCTGAGAGTATAGCATTCGAACTGTTGACGCTGCGGCGACGTGCTGAAGGACAGGCGTCATGACCGAGCCAGCGGCGGTCCCCGCGCGCGAGTGCGCAGCAATTCTAGCCAACCTATCCGGGCGGCCATTTCATGATGATGGCGACCTCACGGCCGAACAGCGCGCAATTCTCGCCCTGCTCGATCGCGTCGAGGCGTTGGAACGCGAACTGAGCCTTCTGCGGCGAAACGATCCGACGGCGATCTTTCGCAGCGACGCAATGCGCATCGCGCGGGCCCGGAGGACAACATGACCCGGGGCCGACCAGCGCGGGCGAGCGCTGACAAGCCAGAAGCCGTGCAGATTGAATCCGACCCGCTGCACCACGCGGTGGATTTCTGGCCCGAGCCTCTGACGCTCGAGCAGCTGCATGCACTGTCGTTGCCGCCGGAAATCATCGTCCCGGTCCGCAGCCGGAACATCGCTGCCCTCTCGGCGAAAATCTTCATCGACGACGACGCCACCGCGCTCGTCCTCAGCCGCGCAGCAGCGGCAGCACCAACAGGGGAGACACCGCAGTGACGAAATCCGAACCGGATCCGTACATCGATCACATAGAAGAAGCCCCGCGGAGCAACATGGTCTCGGGGGCCGAGCTGCGCTCATTCGTTGAGCGGCTGGAGCGCCTGCGCGGGGAGAAGAAGGAGATCAGCGAGCAAGAGAAGCTGGTCATCGCCGAGGCGAAATCGAGGGGCTACGCCACGAAGTACATCAAGGCGATCTGCAAGCTCCGTGAGAAGCCGCCGTCGGAACGCGCGGAAGACGAGGCCATGATGGAGCTGTATCTCGCGGCGCTAGGCATGGCGCATGATGTTCCGCTGTTTCGGCATGTGCAGGGAATGGGCGTCGATGTGACCGCGCGTGAAAGCGTCGTGGAAGCGCTGAAGCTGATTGCGCCCGAAGATGGCGAAATCACGATCCGGGTCGGATCGGGCCCGCGTATGCGGATCTGGCGCAGCAAGGATGGCGTGCATGTCGAGGAGGTGGCGCCCGACAAGCCCTCGCCGCTTCATGGTGCAGACAATGGCGGCCGAGGACCCGTGTCCTCGCGCACGAAGACCGACTTCCCGGATGTCTCGCTCGATGAAGCATTCATGCTCGGTCAGCAAGCGCGCCAGGACGACCAACCCGTCATCGCGAACCCTTTCCCATGGGACGACAAGCGACGCCGGCGCTGGGACGAGGGCTGGCGCGACGAGGACGGTGGCGACGGTATGGGGCCAACATGAGCAGCCCGCAGATCGATCACGCAAAGCGCCGGATAGCTGATCTGGGCGACCTGCAGCGCGCCCTCGAGGACGCGGTGACTGCGCTGGAACAGGCGCGCATCAACGAAGACGCGGCACGAAAGGCCACCACCAGCGCGACCAACCGCGTCAACCAGGCGCAGAAGGCAATGGACGATGCCGTTGCCGCGCTGCGCGATCGTGCGCCACGCGAGTCCGACTGGAGGCGCAGGGTTGAAGCTCGGCGAGGGGAGGTTGATGGATGATGCGTCAACAGCGCGGCGCCCTCGAGGATTTCGGCGAAGTCATGATGCCGACGGAAGCCATGGAGCCAATCCTTGGCCCCGGTGTGCGGGGCGCGCTGCTCGAATGGCTCGAGGAAATCTGGGCAAAGGATGAGCTGGCCGATGTCGGGCTGCGCCCGCGTCATCGCGCGCTGTTCCATGGCGCTCCGGGAACCGGGAAGACGACGCTCGCACACCATCTGGCCGCGCGCCTTGGCCTGCCGCTCGTGGCCGTGCGCCCGGACCGTATCGTCGACATGTTCCTCGGCGCCACCGGGCGCAATCTTGGCGCGCTGTTCGATGCCGCGAGAGCCGCGCCGAAAGGCGAGGGGCCGGTCGTCCTGTTTTTCGATGAGTTCGAGGCGCTGGGCGCAAAGCGGCAGGCCAGCGCCCGGGACGCCCAGCGCGAGATGAACTCGGTCGTCGATGTGTTGCTGCAGCGCATCGAGGCTCACGAGGGGCTGATCATCGCGGCAACCAACCACGCCGCTGAGCTGGACTCCGCGATCTGGCGACGCTTCGACATCCATATCCGGATCGATCCGCCCGGCCAGCGCGAGCGCGAACTCATCATCGCGCGTTACTTGCAGCCCTTCGGGATCCCGCCACGGGCACTGACGGCACTCGCGTTCTCGTGCGAGACCGCCTCACCTGCGCTGCTGCGCCAATTCTGCGAAGGCCTGAAGCGCAACCTGGTGCTCGGGGCGCGGCTGGGCTGGGACATGGGCCGTGAGGCGACGATGAAACGCATCCTGGCTGCGGTTGCGCCCCACCCCGATCTTGGCAAGCCGCGTCTCTGGGCGCTGGGCGCGCAGGACCAGGCGGTGGCCGGCTTGCCGTGGCCCCTTCCCAGTGCGGCCGATGCGGCTGCCATGGCCGCCGGTGGCGTGTCGGAATCCGACCCTGGGCGCGTCTCCGGCTCGGGCGACGTTGTCCCGCTTCGGAGGGCCCCCTGATGGCACATGCGATCAACCGCGAGGCTTTCATCGCGCTCTGGAACAACCACTCTGTCCCCACGGAGAGGATTGCGCAGGCGTTGGGCGTGACGCGACAGGCCGTCAGTGAGCGTGCAAGGCGCCTGGGCCTGCCCGGCCGTGCCAAGGTTCGCAAACTGAAGCACGATCCCGACCTGTTGCGTGAAATGTGGCTGGCAGGGGTCTCCTCGCGCGACATCGCTGCGCATTTCGGAATGTCGCACCATGCTTGTGCGACCAACGCCGCCCGCAAGGCAGGACTTCCACGCCGGGAGCGCGGATGCTCCGGCACCATGAATGGCGGCTGGAAGGCCAACCTGCCAATCAGTGAATTCTGGGAGCGCAAGCTGGCAAGCCGCATGCGTGCGGTTGCCGCCCGGGAGAACGCCACGATGCGCGCCGCCGCAAAGCGAGCTGCGTGATGGGCGACAAGCTTACCGATCACGAGCGCGCGGCGATCGATGCGGCGATGCAGGCGGGAAAGGTCAAGGTCATTCCGGCGGGTGTTTCCGGCATCCCTGTCGATGGCTTTCACTGGCGCCACCACCGCGACGCGGTCATGCGCCGGTATCGGCATGTCGGGCGCATGCGCCGGGTGATTGAACGCGAAAAGGAACGGGAGGATCGACCGTGACCTCGCGCGCGAGACACGCTGTCCCAACTCCGCAGCGGCAGCGCGGCACGCCAGAAGCCGACGCACAGCGCGATATCGTGCGGTTTCTTCGGGCTGTCCTCCCGCCTGGCGCGATCGTGCACCATTCGGCGAACGAGGTGCGTGGCGCCGGGCGCGGCCACAAGTTGGCACAGGCGATCGCGGTCGGGATGGGCGTGCATCCGGGATTCTCGGATCTGCTGGTCCTGTCGGAGGGCCGCAACCTGTACCTTGAGGTCAAGAGCAAGACTGGGCGTCAGACCACGGCGCAGATCGCCTTCGAGGCCGCTGTCACCGCGCAGGGCCATGCATACGCTGTCGTCCGCAGCGTCGAGGACGCGCGGGCGGCCCTTGCTCAGAACAATTTCACCACACGAGAATGGAGGCAGAAATGGCCCGTTCCAAAGACGGCCTGACGCCGGTCGACGACGAAGAGCTTGCGGGCAGGATCGCACGTCTCGGCCTGCCGCGCGCATGGCCCGATGACGATACCGCATTCCGCCACGAGGTGCGCCAACGCCTGACGCGCATTGAGGCGATGCTCGAGGTATTGCTCGACGGAACGCCGCAGCCCCCGCCAGCAGGCTCTGCGGCGCGGGCGAGGGACGCGGTGGGGGAGGGGCGAAGATGAGCCACCGCGCCACCAACTGGGCCGTGCAGCAGCGGGGCCTGAAACCGGCCACAAAGATCGTGCTCTGGCACCTGTGCGACCGTCACAACCCGGACTTTGGCTGCTTTCCATCGCAGGCACAGCTCGCGCATGACGCAGAGATGTCTCAATCGACCCTGAACGAGCACCTGAAGAAGCTCGAGGAGGCTGGCCTTGTCAGGCGTGTTCGGTCGCGTGATCCGAAGACCAACCGCCAGCAGCGGACACGCTACATCTTGGGCTTCGAGAAGGAGTTTGCGCAAGAGCCGACTCCGGAAACCGGAGACGGCTTTTCCGGAACGGACGCGGAACATGAACCCGGTCCGACTCCGGATTCCGGAGACGGTTCCGGCTCCGGATTCTGGCCAGAGCCGACTCCGGATTTTGGCGAAAGCCGACTCCGGATTCCGGAGTCTAATAACCCTGTAAGGGAACCTTTAAGAGAACCAGTAAAGGAGGAGGAGGAGGACGCGCGCGAGCGCGCGAGCTCCGAAATCTCGGATGAATTCTTTTTGAAGTTGATCGAGGCGCTGCGTCTCGATCCTGATCGTTTGCCGGGCTGGTGGCAGGGCGCTGCGCCGCGCCGGCACGTGGCGCGCTGGATCCGGGATCATGGGCTTGCCGAGCAATCCATCCTGGCGATCGCGGCAGAATCGCGGCTTGCCCATCCCGAGCCACCGGATGGCCCCAAGGCGCTGGACCGGGCGATGGCGCGCGGCGCAGCACAGCAACGTGCCGCCGCGAAGCCCCTGGCGCAAAAACGGACAGTGCCGCCGGCCAGCGACCAGGACCAGATCGCATTTTTTGCGGATTGGGTGAACGGTGAGCGGTTTCTGCCGCCTGGTGCGATTTCGAACACCATGGCCGGCCGCCTGGTGGCCAGTGGTCTGGTTTCACGGGATCAATTGATCAGACGCGGGGTGTCTTGCTGATGAACGCGCGGCGTGGATTCAGTTCGGCGGGCATGCGACCCGCACGTCCCTCGGGGCCGAGGCGTATGTGCGTGCAAGATCTGCTCGAATGGGCGTTTCGGGTGGAGCGCGTGCAACTCGAGCTGCCGGATCCCCGACACCACGACGATCGGGGCTTCGGGTTCGGGTTGGAATACGTCCTGATGCAGCGCGCGATGCTGGGATGCCGCGTCGATGGTGGTGGCAGCAACGATCCGCACGAAGACGCCGAAGTGGTCGCGGCGGCCGTGGCCAGCATCCCGGATGATCTGGGCGGGCTGCGCATGGCAATCCGCGTGGCAGAGCTGGCGCGCGCGGGGCTGACGCCTGATTGGATGCCAGGCGCGGTGCCCCGCTGCGTCCCTGTCGAGTGGCGCCAGACCAAGCACGGCCAGCGCGGGCAATCCGCGGTCTGCGGCCATGAGCGCGTCTTCAGCCGCGGGCGCTGGCGCACGGTCGAGCTTCGCTGGTGCCCTGTCCGGCTTGACCCTGACCCGCGCCTGATCGAGGCTCATCGAGCAGTCTATGACCGCTGGCGCGAAGCGTTGACACACATTCGCGATGCGCTCGAGGATGGAAAGATGCTGCGTCAGCACGTCCTCGAGGAGCGGCTGCCGCTGGCGCGGCCTTGGGAACGGAAAAGGAAGCAGGATCTGGTTGTGAATGATGGCAATGCGACGAAGTATGAGTTCGTGTAGCGGCGAATCCACGCTCTTTCGGCCGATGCCGACCTCAGATTATACCGGAGCTGGTTTCCCGCTTACGTCAAGCTGTCGATCCCAGATCTTGCGCTTTTGCCATGGGTGAAGGCTAGACTATCTAACAAACAACGAGCAACGCTCCGCATCGCATCAGGTCGCAGCTGAAAGGTTTACCCGCTTCATCAGCGCCTCGGCGCTTTCCTTGCGTTCGGAATAGCGGTCGACGAGATACTCCGCCCGGTCGCGCGTCAGCAGGGTGAACTTCACCAGTTCCTCCATCACGTCGACGATCCGGTCGTAGAGGGCCGAGGGGCGCATCCGCCCGGCCTCGTCGAACTCCTGAAACGCCTTGGGGATCGAGGATTGGTTGGGGATCGTCAGCATCCGCATCCAGCGGCCAAGGACGCGCATCTGGTTGACCGCGTTAAAGCTTTGCGAGCCGCCCGAGACCTGCATGACGGCCAGCGTCTTGCCCTGCGTGGGGCGCACCGCGCCATCGGAAAGCGGGATCCAGTCGATCTGCGTCTTCATCAGCCCCGTCATGGCGCCGTGGCGTTCGGGGCTGGACCAGACCATGCCCTCGCACCAGGCTGTCAGGTCGCGCAGCTCTCGCACCTTGGGGTGGCTCGCGTCCACGCCGTCATCGACCAGCGGCAAGCCGGAAGGGTTGAAGAACCGGACCTCGGCACCGAGCCGCGTCAGGATGCGCCCCGCTTCCTCGGCCGCCAACCGCGAAAAGCTGCGGGCGCGGAGCGAGCCGTAGAGGATTAGGATGCGTGGCGGATGTGTCGATGGCGCGCCGCCGAACAGGCGGTCGGGATCGATGCCGTTGAAAAGCGCATCGTCGATGTTGGGCGTGTCAGACAAGACGGTTCCCTTCGGCGTCGATGATCAGCTGCCCGTCCTCCTTGGCCAGCGGGCCGGGCGGCAGGCGATACAGCAAGTCCAGCACAAGCTCGGACGGGCGGCACAGGCGCACCCCCTTGGCGGTGCAGACGATGGGCCGGTTCACCAGAATCGGATGTGCGACCATGGCGTCCAGCAACTGATCGTCCGTCACGCTTTCGGCGGTCAGGCCCAATTCCTCGGCAGGCGTGCGCGAGATGCGCAGCGCCTCGCGCGGGGTGATCCCGGCGGCTGCGAACAGCGCCAGAAGCTGCGGGCGGGCCCAGCCTTCGGTCAGGTAGTCGATCACGACGGGCTCGTATCCGGCGGCGCGGATGATCTCGAGCACGTTGCGCGAGGTTCCGCAGCCGGGGTTGTGGTGGATGACGACAGGAAAGCTCATGCCGGGAACCTTTCTCTGGTGCGGTTGGCGAAGGCGACGAGCGACAACATCACCGGCACCTCGACCAGAACGCCCACGACCGTGGCCAGCGCCGCGCCGGAATTCAGCCCAAACAGCCCGATCGCCACCGCCACGGCCAGTTCGAAGAAATTCGACGTGCCGATCAGCGCGCAGGGGGCCGCCACCTTGTGCGGCAGCCGCCATGCATAGGCCCAGACATAGCCAAGCGCGAAGATGCTGTAGGACTGGATGATGATGGGCACCGCGATCAGCGCGATCAGAAGCGGCTGGGCGATGATGACCTGCCCCTGGAAGCCGAACAGCAGGATCACTGTGACAAGCAGCCCGACAACCGAAGCAGGCTTGATCCGGGCGGTGAATGCCTCGACCGATTGCCGCCGGGCGAGAAGGGCGCGCCGGGTCAGCCAGCCTACGATCAGAGGGATCACGATGTAGAGGATGACGGACAGGATCAGCGTTTCCCAAGGCACGTTGATGTCCGTGACGCCCAGCAGGAACGCCACGATGGGCGCGAAGGCCACGACCATGATCAGGTCGTTCACGCTGACCTGCACCAGCGTGTAGTTCGGATCGCCCTTGGTCAGCTGCGACCAGACGAAGACCATCGCCGTGCAGGGCGCCGCGCCCAGCAGGATCAGCCCCGCGATGTATTCCGGCGCCTTGGCCGGGTCGATCAGCCCCGCGAACAGGTGGTTGAAGAACAACACGGCAAGGGCTGCCATGCTGAAGGGCTTGATGAGCCAGTTGACCGCCAGCGTGATGACGAGGCCCTTCGGCCGCCGCCCGACATCCTTCAATGATCCGAAGTCGATGGCGATCATCATCGGATAGACCATCGCCCAGATCAGCACGGCCACCACAAGGTTGACCGAGGCATATTCCAAGCCTGCCAGCACAGCGAACAGGCCGGGCATGAGATTGCCCAGCACAAGACCCGCCACGATGCAGAGGGTGACCCACAGGGTCAGCCAGCGTTCGAACAGGCTCATGTGGTTTCCTTCTGAGTGGGGAGGCAGCACACCTCGCCGGAGGGCGGTGTAAGGCTGGCGATGAATGCGGCAAACGGGGTGAGCGCAGCGGGGTTCAGCGCATAGCATACGCGCGGGCCGTCGATCTCGCCTGAGATGATCCCCGCCGTCTTGAGGATTCGCAGGTGCTCCGACACCGTGGACTGTGCCAGGCCGACAGCATCGACGATGTCACCGCCGATACAGCCCGGAGTGGCCTGCAACAGCCTTACGATCCGAAGGCGTGCTGGATGCCCAAGCGCTTTGGCCAGTTCCGCGAGATGTTCATCAGAGTTCATCGACAGCTCCGGTTACCGTTCATCGTCGATAAGCGATAAAACAGTCTGAGACAATCTACCTTTTTGCGATGCAGATGCTCTCGTAGGATCGAAACGCTTGAGCATTACTTTAACCCGCAAAAGAGCGAGGCCCCCGGAATCCATTGCACGCCGGGATGAAATGCTGTCCAAGGACGACGTCGCAAGCCACATACGGTGAACGTAAGCGTCCCACAGAACGATTTGCGCCCCTGGCGTATGCACTATTGAAAATCTCAACATATTGACGTATCCAGTAATCATTCAAGGATGGCGCCTAGATGAAACTGTGGCGCCTTTTTCATTTTCGCGCTTTGATGCAGTCGATGGCGTACCTTCTATGCCATTGATACTGCTGCGCACCGCCCCCCGGCCACGGTTCCTTTCCGGCACCAAACGTATACGGGGGGGCTGAGCGCGCAAGTTCGCTAGCGACAGGCCCGAAAATTTTGGAAGCCACCCAAGCCAGGAAGTCGGGCGGGGAAGATCGCGCATCGCCCGTGAAGGCGGGGGTTTGCCGTCGCGCGTGATCCGACAGAGGGGTGGCCTCAATCTTCGATTTTGGAAGCCACCCTGGCCAAGTGACTGGCTGAATTATGGAAGCCACCCCCGCGCCGCGGCAACTCAGAGAGAAACATGGATCTGACCTTCGCGCCCGAGCGTGTCGAGCTCTGGCCGCTCGAGCGCCTGAAGCCCTATGCGCGCAACGCGAAACAGCACGGGCTCGAGCAGGTCGCGCGAATCGCGGCGAGCATGGTCGAGTTCGGATGGACTGTCCCCTGCCTCGTCGCCGAGGACGGTGATCTGATCGCGGGCCACGGCCGCGTGCTGGCGGCGGGGCAGCTGGGACTCGAGCAAGCCCCGGTGATCGTGCTGAGACACCTGACCGACGCGCAGCGCCGCGCCTACCGGATCGCTGACAACAAGCTGACCGAGCTGGGCACCTGGGACGAGGAGGCGCTGCTCGAGGAAGTGCAGATGTTGCTGGCCGAGGATTACGACCTCGAGCTGCTGGGGTTCGCCGATGAGGATCTGAACGCACTGCTCTCCACCGAAGAGGACGACGGCGGCGCCGGTGTCGAAGGCGAGGACGAGGTTCCGGAGATCCCCGAGCAGCCGGTCGCAATCGAGGGCGACTTGTGGGTGATGGGCAACCACCGGCTGATCTGCGGCGACAGCACATCGGCCAGCGTGGTGTCGAAGCTGCTCGGCGGTGTGAAGCCGCTACTGATGGTGACGGATCCGCCCTATGGCGTGGAGTACGATCCAGCCTGGCGCAACCAAGCCGGTGCCGCGAAAACGAAGCGCACCGGCATTGTGCTGAACGACGACCGTGCGGACTGGCGCGAGGCTTGGGCGTTGTTCCCCGGCGACGTCGCCTATGTCTGGCACGGGGCGCTGCACGCGCCGGTGGTCGCGGAATCGCTCGAGGCCACCAACTTCGCGATCCGTTCGCAGATCATCTGGGCCAAGGAGCGCCTGGTGCTCAGCCGCGGCGATTACCACTGGCAGCACGAGCCCTGCTGGTACGCGGTGCGCAAGAAGGGCAAAGGCCATTGGGCGGGTGACCGCAAGCAGACGACGCTGTGGCAGATATCCTCGAAGGACCAGGACGCGGAGACGACGCACGGCACGCAGAAGCCAGTCGAGTGCATGCGCCGGCCGATGGCCAACAACTCGAGCCCCGGGCAGGCGATCTACGAGCCGTTCATGGGGTCGGGCACTACGCTGATCGCGGCCGAGACTTGCGGGCGCGTCTGCTACGGGGTGGAACTGAACCCCGCCTATGTCGACGTCGCGGTCGCGCGCTGGCAGAACCTGACTGGCGAGGTCGCGATCGAGGAGGCGACAGGCAAGACGATGGACGAACTGCGCGCTGAGCGGGTCGCGGCGTGACCGCCACTGTCGCGATGCCGGGCGACGTGCAGCACTGGCAGATCGACGCGCTGGTGCCTTACGCGCGCAACGCAAAGCAGCACGGGCCAGACCAGGTGTCGCGGATCGCCGCCAGCATGGCCGAGTTCGGCTGGACGGTGCCCTGCCTGGTGGCCGAGGATGGCGAGTTGATCGCAGGCCATGGCCGCGTGCTCGCAGCGCAGTCGATCGGCCTCGAGCGCGTGCCGGTGATCGTGCTCGGGCATCTGACCGAGGCGCAGCGCCGGGCCTACCGGATCGCCGACAACAAGTTGACCGAGCTGGGCACATGGGACGAGGACGCGCTGCGGGCTGAGGTCGAGGCGCTGACGGCTTTCGGGTTCGATCTCGACCTGGTCGGATTCACCGCAGAGGAACTGGCTGCGCTGATGCCGGGCGAAGAACCCGAGGAGCGTATCAGCGACACCGCTGACGAGAACCCGGAGCCCGACGACTTTCCGGTGAGCCAGCCGGGCGACGTCTGGACGCTGGGCACGCACCGCCTCGGCTGTGGCGACGCGACCGACAAGGCAGCGGTCCAGAAACTGATGGCAGGAACGCAGGCAGTGCTGATGTTTACCTCGCCGCCCTATGCGCAGCAGCGCGACTACGGCGCAGCGAAGGATAAGGTCAGCGATTGGGACGCTCTGATGCAGGGCGTCTTCTCAGCAGCACCCGTCGCGGACGCGGCGCAGCTGCTGGTGAACCTCGGCCTGGTCCACCGCGACGGCGAGTGGATGCCCTATTGGGAACGCTGGGTGGAATGGATGCGCGCGCAGGGCTGGCGTCGCTTCGGATGGTATGTTTGGGACCAGGGGCCGGGCCTGCCCGGCGACTGGAACGGGCGGCTGGCGCCCTCGCACGAGTTCATCTTCCACTTCAACCGCCAGCCGCGGAAGCCGAACAAGACAGTCGAGAGCAAGCACGCCGGCGCAACGCTCGGCGGTGGCGGGCTACGCGGAGCCGACGGCACAGTTAATGCCAAGACGGGGACCGGCAACGCGATCCAGAGTCACCGCATTCCCGACAGCGTCTGGCGGGTGATGCGCCACAAGGGCGGGCTGGGCGACGCGGGCTCGCACCCGGCAGTGTTCCCGGTGCGCCTGGTCGAGGAAGTGCTGGCCGCGTTCTCGGATCCGGGTGATCTGCTTTACGAGCCGTTCTGCGGATCGGGCACGCAGATCCTCGGGGCCGAGCGCACGGGTCGCGTCTGCTACGCGATGGAGCTCGATCCAGCCTATGTCGATGTGGCGATCCGCCGGTGGCAAAAGGAAACCAACGCGCTCGCGATCGAGGAGGCCAGCGGCAAGACGATGGACGAGCTGCGCGCCGAGCGGCTGGGGGAATGAGACAGACACGCCGCCAGTCGCTGCTCGAGGCTTGCGCGAACGTTCTGCCGGGATTCGGCGTCGCGCTGGGCTTGCAGATGGTTCTGTTCCCGGTCTTCGGGATCCGGATCGAGACAGCCAGCCACATCGGGCTGGCTGTCGCGTTCACGGTGGCGTCGATCCTGCGCTCGTATGCGCTGCGCCGGTTCTTCGAGCGCTGGCGCTGAGCAGCGGCAGCTCGGATCAGGCTTCGTCTGCCACTCGGTGGACGCGGCCGCGACCCTCGACCTGTTCGGAGACGAGTGGGATGCCGAGGCGCTTCTGGATCGCGTGCGACAGGGTCGATCGTACGGTGTGCTGTTGCCAGCCGGTTGCCTCTGCGATCTCCGCTGTGGTCGCGCCCTTGGGCCGACGCAGCATGTCGAGCACACATGCCTGCTTGGTGCCTTCGCGCGCAGTGCGTGTGGGGCGCGCTGTGGGCGCAACCTCGCCCTCGGCCCCAGCGTCGTTCGCTTCCTGCGCGGTTTGCGCCTGTGTGCCGTCCGCTGGCGTGTCGTCGGCGTCTTCGGGTTCGATCCCGATCGCGGCCAGACCCGCGGCCGTGGCCACCAGCGTGACGCCATGGCCGTCGCCGGTCTCGCGCCAGATGGTCTCGCCGTTGCGCATGTCCGCCTCGACCTCTTCGAGGAAGCCGCGCCGCTTCATGGCAACCACCACCTTGGCCGCCGCGCCACCGCGCAAGCTGGCGGGAAGCGGAAGGGCGATCCGGTCGGGGCGCTGTGCGGCGGCGCTGAGGATCAGGGCTTGCGTGTCGGAAAGCTGGTTCATGGTCGGCTCCTGTTTGTGCGGGCGCGCGGAGTGCTGCGCTCCTACGGAGCCGAGCCCGCACTTGGCGGGCCGGGCGCAGCGACGCTTTCGCGTCAAGCGGCGTACTCGCCCTCTCGAAAGACCATGTCGCTGACTTGCTGCAGGGCTTCGGCGACGCGACTGATCTCGGCGACGTCTGTCCAGTTGATCTTCTCAGGGTCAGTATCGAAGTGGTCGTCGGCTGCGGACTTGAGTCGCTCGAGGATGCTGTCGATCTGGCAGACCTTGCTGATGAAGGCTTCGACCTGCTTGGTGTTGTTGCTTGCGAGCTTGCTCATGGTGTCGTCTCCGTCGCTGGTGCGTCGCGGGGTGCGTCGCTTCGTGTAAACACCATCGCTCTCGTCGCGCTGGTAGTGTAGCGAAACCGGAGCAATATCAGTGCTTTCTGCAATCGGCAGCGCGCAGGTCCAGCTGCTTGCGATAGAGCCTGATCGAGCGGATTGCGTGGCGGATGCAGTCGCGCATGTAGCGCGCGCTGGTCGGGTCGTTGATGCGGCGTGCCATGCAGAGGGTCACGCCCTCGGACAGGCAGTTGAGGGACGGAAGGGTCATAGAAGGCTCCTTGGGATGAGGTGGTGTCCCGGCGCGTCACTGGCGATTGTTATCGGCGGTTGCGCGCGTCCGAGCAGAACACGCGCCAATGCGCGTCGAGCCGGTCAAGGTCGGTCGCGTCGACCAGCAGGCTGTGCCGACCGCTGGGGCCTTCCATCACGAACCGGCGTTCCTTGGGCATTACGCCAGCCCCGAGTCCAAGGCTGCCCGCCAGCGGAACCCACGAGACCCGGAGGCTGGCCCGGTCGTGATGGATGGTTGCGCTGCGCGCGAGCAGTGCGGCGAAATCGGCTTCGGTCAGGGTGGCTGAGTTGCTCATGATTGGTGCTCCTGAATGATCGCCCCGGCGCGTGGCCGGGGTGCAGTGGGTCAGCAGAACTCGCCGGCGATGGCTTCGCCCGCGGTCTCGATCAGCGCGAGCCAGGCGTCGCGGGCGGTGTCTTCGATCAGCAGGTCGTTGATCTGCGTCGCCAGGTCGTCGAGATCGCGCTGGTCGCCGGTGCGGATCGCGTCATTGATGCGCAGGACGATGTCGGTGGTGGTCATGGCTTTTGCTCCGGGTCTGGTGCGTCGCGGGGTGCGTCGCTTCGTGCGATCACCATCGCTCTTGTGGCGCTGCTAGTGTAGGAAAATATAAGCAATAACAGTGCTTTATCATCGGAGATAGACGCCGCATGAAGGGCATGAGCGAGCGCGAATACTCTGCGCACGCCGGCCTCTCACGCGGCGCGGTGCAGAAGGCAAAGAAGTACGGGCGGCTGGTTCTCTATCCGGACGGTTCGATCAACGCGGCAGCGTCGGACAAAAGGTACCAGCTGACCACCAACCCACTGAAGGCGGTGGCGAAGATCGCAGGCGAGGCGGTGGCAGCAGGACCCGCGGCACCGACCGGCAGCTCTGACCCGGCCGCCTATCTCAAGGCGCGCACCGCCAACGAGGTGATAAAGGCGCAGCGCAACCAGATGCTGCTCGCGCGCCAGCGCGGCGAGTTGGTCGAGCGCGCCCGGGCCGAGGCTCTGTTCTTCAAGCTGGCGCGGCAGGAGCGCGATGCCTGGGTGACGTTCCCGGCGCGGGTGGCGGCACTGGTGGCCGCGGAGATCGCGGCGGCGATCGAGAAGGAGACCGGCACGAAGGTGGTGATCGACCCAGGCGTCGCGCAAAGGATTCTGGAAGACCATGTGCGCAGCCAGCTCGAGGCCCTCGCCGAACCAAGTGCCAGGCTTGGATCCTGACGACTGGGCGTTCGACGGCGGCACCGGGCTGCTGGCCGCCTGGCGTCGCGGTCTGCGCCCAGACCAGCTGCTGACGGTCTCAGAATGGGCCGACGAGCACCGGGTTCTTGCCGCAAAGGCCTCGGCCGAGCCGGGCCGGTACCGGACAGCACGCACGCCCTACCTGCGCGAGATCATGGACCGGCTGTCGCCCGGCGATCCCGCGCAGCGCGTGACCTTCATGAAGGGCGCGCAGGTCGGTGCGACAGAGACCGGCAACAACTGGATCGGCTTCGTGATCCACCACGCGCCGGGACCGATGCTGGCGGTGCTGCCGACGGTAGAGCTCGCCAAGCGCAACTCGCGAGGCCGGATCGACCCACTGATCGAGGAAAGCCCGGCGCTGCGCGAGTTGGTCAAACCGGCCCGGGCGCGCGATGCGGGCAACACGATGCTGTCGAAGGACTTTCCTGGCGGGGTGCTGGTGCTGACCGGGGCGAACAGCGCAGTCGGGCTGCGCTCGATGCCGGCGCGCTACCTGTTTCTCGACGAAGTCGACGGGTTTCCGCAATCGGCAGATGAGGAAGGCGATCCGGTGGCGTTGGCGGTGGCGCGTACCGCAACCTTCGCGCATCGCCGCAAGATCCTGATGATCTCGACCCCGACGGTAAGGGGTGTCAGCCGGATCGAGCGCGAGTTCGAGACCAGCGACCAACGGCGGTACTTCGTGCCCTGTCCGCATTGTGACCACATGCAGTGGCTGGAATTCGAGCGGCTGCGCTGGGACAAGGGCCGCCCCGAGACGGCAGCCTATCACTGTGAGGGCTGCGAGCGCCCGATCGAGGAGCATCACAAGACACGGATGCTGGAGCGCGGGGAGTGGCGTCCGACTGCGGTCTCGAGCGATCCGCGACATCTCGGTTACCACATCTCAGCTCTCTATTCGCCTGTGGGCTGGGAATCCTGGGTGCAGATCGCTCGCAAGAAGGAAGCCGCCGCAGGCTCGATGGAGGCGCAGCGCGCTTTCGCGAACACCGTGCTGGGCATCACATGGACCGAGAGCGGCGACGCGCCGGAATGGCAGCGCTTGCAGGATCGACGCGGATCGTATGGTGATGCCGACATCCCGTCGCGCGGTCTGTTCCTGACCGCAGGCGTCGATGTACAGGCCGATCGTCTCGAGGTCGACGTCTGGGCCTGGGGCCGGGATCTGGAGAGCTGGCTGGTCGATCACCGGGTGATCGAGGGCGGGCCGAAGCGGCCCGAGTCATGGGACGAGCTGACAACAGTGCTGGGCGCGACCTGGACGCACGAGAGCGGCGCGGTGATGCAGATCGCCAAGCTCGCGATCGATACGGGTTATGAGAGTGCCGCGGTCTATGCCTGGTCGCGCCGGCAGGGCTTCGCGCAGGTCGCGCCGGTCAAGGGCGTCGAGGGTTTCAACCGCTCTGCCCCTGTCTCGGGCCCGACATTCGTGGACGCGACAATCGGCGGCAAGCGGCTGCGCCGCGGTGCGCGGCTGTGGACGGTCGCGGTCTCGACCTTCAAGCAGGAGACCTATCGGTTCCTGAAGCTGGAGCGGCCCTCCGACGAGGATCTGGCTGCCGGCACGCGCTGGCCGCCCGGCTATGTGCATCTGCCCGACTGGGCCGACACCGAATGGATGAAACAGCTGGTCTCCGAACAGCTGGTCACGATCCGCAACCGCCGCGGCGTTGGGCGACTGGAGTGGCAGAAGCTGCGCGAGCGCAACGAGGCCCTGGACCTGCGCGTCTATGCGCGGGCGGCAGCGTGGATCCTCGGAGCCGATCGGTGGAACGAGGACACCTGGCGCAGCCTCGAGGCGCAAGCGGGCGTCGCCTCGCCCGAGCCCGAAGCCGCACCTGATGGCAACACGCCGAACGCGCCGGTGGCGGGTGCTGTGCTGACACCGCGCCGCCGGCGCAAACGACGCTGAGATCGCGAGGACCCATGACGCTCGAGCAGATGAAGACGAAGCTGACGGCGCTGAAAGCTGCGCGCTACGCAGGCGTGCGCAGCGTCAGCTACGAGGGTCGCTCGGTCACCTATGCCAGCGATGCAGAGATGAAGGCTGCGATCTCGGATCTCGAAGGGGAAATCGCCGCTCTTGAGCGGCCTCGCTCGCGCATGTCGCGCACCTACGCCGGAAAGGGTCTCTGAGATGACGTGGCGCAAGAAGCTCGGCGCGATGATCGCAGGCGAACCGATGGCGCTCTGGACAGGGGGCTTCGAGGGTTCTCAGCGCTCGGGGCGGCTGCGCAAGTTCATGCCGGCACGCGCGCACGTCAACACGCTGATCGCCGCGGCGGGCCCGGACATGAATGCGCGCGCCCGGTGGCTGGTGCGCAACAACGGCTATGCCGCGAACGCGATCGAGAGCTGGGCGGGCAACGCGGTGGGCGACGGGATCAAGCCGGTCCTGAAGCTGCGCGACCGCGCGGTGAAGGAGGAACTGCAGAGACTATGGCTCTCATGGACCGACGAGGCCGACAGCGAGGGGATCACCGATTTCTACGGGCTCCAGCGCCGGGCGGCGCGCGAAGTCTTCATGTGTGGTGAGGTGTTCATCCGCTTCCGGCCGCGGCGCGCCGAGGACGGCTTGCGGGTGCCGTTGCAGCTGCAGCTGCTGCCCTCGGAGATGCTGCCGATGAACCTCACTCAGGTTGCGGCGAACGGCAATCGCATACGACAGGGGATCGAGTTCGACCGGCTGGGACGCAGACAGGCCTACCACTTCTACCGCCGTCACCCGGGTGATGTCACAGAGCAGGAGTTTAGCGGCGAGATCACCCGGGTGCCTGCCTCCGAGGTGCTGCACATCATTGACCCGGTCGAAGCGGGCCAGCTGCGGGGTGTGTCGAAGTTCGCGCCCGCGATCGTCAAGCTGTTTCTGCTGGACCAGTACGACGATGCCGAGCTGGACCGCAAGAAGATCGCAGCGATGTTCGCAATCTTCATCACCACGCCCGCGGCCGAGAACCCGCTGGCACCAGCAGAGGACGACAACGAGATCGAGCTGTCGCCGGGGCTGGTGACACGACTCGACGCGGGCGAGGAGGTGACGGTAGGCCAGCCGGCGGATTCGGGCGGCACCTACGAGCCGTTCCAGTACCGCACGCTCCTGCAGGTCTCGGCCGCACTCGGGATCCCGTATCCGTACCTGACCAACGATATGGTGAAGGGCAACTTCTCGAACTCACGCCTGGCGCTGATCGAGTTTCGCCGCCGCGTCGCAGCCTGGCAGCATGGCGTGATGGTGTACCAGATGTGCCGCCCGGTCTTCGAGCGCTGGCTCGACGTGGTCGACTTCTCGGATGCCATCACGTTGCCGAACTATCAGAGCCAGCGCGCGCTCTACCAGCGCGCCGACTGGTTGCCCACCAAGTGGGATTGGGTCGATCCGCTGAAGGACGCGAACGCGGAACTGGCACAGATCGAGGGTGGCCTGAAGTCGCGCACGCAGGCGATCGCCGAGCGCGGCTACGACGCCGAGGAGGTGGATCGCGAGATCGCGGAGGAACGCGCCCGCGAGCGCGAACTCGGCCTCGACTTCCGTCGTCCCGGATCGCCACAGGGTGCCGCCCCGTCGACCGGCGCCACGCCTGGATCGGTGCCCGGCCGCGAAGATGAGAGCGACAGCGACGACGAAGAAGATGATACCGACGCGCCGCGGCGCGCTGACGAGGAGTGACAAGCATGCTTCACGCGCAGATTGCGGCGCGCGCCTTCAACACGCCCTTGATGGTGCAGCCTGCCAAGGCGCTGGCGTTCCTGGCGGGCATGGGGACGCGGATCAGCGGGGGCGAGTTGCGCTTCGAGAATGTCGCGATCGAGCCCGAGGCGCTGGCGCAGGCACGAGCGCCTGCGCGCGCAGGCGTGCTGACCTCCGATGTGGCCGAGCGCTATGCGCGCAACGGGCGCCGCCCCTTCGCGGTGAAGGACAACATCGCGGTGATCGAGGTTTCGGGCACGCTGGTGCATCGCGGCGCTTGGCTCGGGCAATCCTCTGGGGTCACTTCCTACGAGGGGCTGACGGCGCAGGTTCGTGCGGCGGTCGAGGATCCGTCGATCCGCGGCATCGCGCTCGAGATCGACAGCTTCGGCGGCGAGGTCGCGGGGGCGTTCGACTTGGCCGACGTGATCCGGGCGGCGCGAGTGGCAAAGCCCGTGCATGCATTTGTAGGCGAGCATGCCTTCTCGGCAGGCTACGCGATCGCCAGCCAGGCCGACCGGATCATCCTGCCGCGCACTGGGGCGGTTGGCAGCATCGGTATCGTGGTCATGCACATGGACATGAGCCGGCGCATGCAGGGCGAGGGCGTCGCGGTGACGCTGATCCATTCGGGCGCGCACAAGGTCGACGGCAATCCCTATGAGCCGCTGCCGCCTGAGGTGCGCGACGATGTTCAGGCCGAGATCGACGCGGTGCGCGAGTTGTTCGTGCAGACCGTGGCGCTTGGAAGGGGCGCGCGGCTCACCGCGGATGCGGCGCGCGCGACCGAAGCCGACAGCTATCGCGGCCAGGACGCAGTGGCAGCGGGCCTGGCCGATGAGGTCTCTGACCTGGCCGGTGCGTTTGCCCGCTTCGCGGGCAGTGTGAACGGGCGGCGTGCGTCGCCCACAGGCGCGACGGCGGGACGCGCAACAGGATCCCGGCAGAATGGAGCGAACACCATGGACCCGAATACCGAAGCCGCCATCACGGCGAATGACGACCAGGCGCAGACAGCAGCGGATCCCGCGAGCGGTCCGGCAGCTGCGGTGCCGACCGAGGTACCGCAAGCGAACGCGGCGACGCCTGCTGCGGCGCCTGCCACCCCCGAAGCCAGCGCCAACGCGGTCGACCAGGTGCGGCGCGAGGCGGCCGAGATTGCGGGCATCGCGAGCGAGGCCGCGCGCCTCGGTGTGACCGTCGACGTGGCGGCGGCGATCGGCGCGGGCACCAGCCCAGCCGCGTTGCGCGCCAGCGTCCTCGAGCAGGCCGCGGCGGCAGCGGATGCGCGTGACGTGCTCGTCACGACGCCGTCGCGCCAGCAGCCCGCGGCGGCTGACAGCCCGATCATCGCCGCCGCGCGGCGCCAGGCCGAGGCTGCGAAGCCGAAGACCCCAGCGCACTGATCCTTCCCGGCAGCGGTACCGCTGTCGGCCCCACCCCAAAGCCAGAGGATTGACACATGGCACCGCTGATCAAGAAGCCCACCATGGGCGACGTCCTTAAGGACGAGTACAACCCCAATTTCACCCGCGAGGTCGTCACGATGCTGACGGGTGCGATCTATCCTGCCGGCTCCGTGGTCGGCCGGATCACGAGCGGAGGCAAGCACAAGCTGGCCACTGCCGGTGGCTCGGATGGAGCGCAGACTGCTGCGGGCGTGCTCCTGCGCGAGATCGACGCGACCGATGGCGACGTCGCTGGTGCAGTGATCCTCAAGCGCGGTCCCGCGATCGTGTCGGCCGACATGCTGACTTTCGACGACACGGTCGACGACGACACCAAGAAAGCGGCGAAGCTCGCCGAGCTCGAAGCCCTCAACATCGTCGCGCGCACCACGGCATAACGCCCGCACGACACCGGTGCGGCTTGCATGCAGCCGCGCTGATCCGTCCCCTTTATCACTCGGAGACCCAAGATGAACGCGATCGTCCGTAACCCCTTCGACGCCGGCGGCTATTCGCTGGCCGAGATGACGCAGGCCATCAACATCCTGCCCAACCAGTACAGCCGCCTGGCAGCACTCGGCCTCTTTCGCTTCGAGGGCGTGACCCAGCGGTCGGTGATCATCGAGCAGAGCGAAGGCGTTCTGAACCTGCTGCCCTCGGTCCCGCTCGATGCACCCGCAACCGTCGGCAATCGCGAAAGCCGCTCGATGCGGTCCTTCGTCTGCCCGTGGATCCCGCATGACGACAAGATCCTGCCGTCTGATATCCAGGGCGTTCCGGCCTTCGGCCCGGTGAACGGCGCCGATCCGCTGGCCGACCTGGTCGCGCGCAAGCTTTCGCTGATGCAGCGCAAGCACATGCAGACCCGCGAGTACATGGAGATGAACGCGCTGCGCGGCATCGTGAAGGACGGTGCAGGCACCACGCTCTACAACTACTTCACCGAGTTCGGCCTCGCGCAGATCTCCGTCGACTTCGCGCTCGGTACCGCCGGCACCAATGTCGCGGGCAAGGTGCGCGAGGTGCTGCGCGCGGTCGAGGACAACCTGCTGGGCGAGACCATGTCCTCGGTCCATGCGCTGGTCAGCCGCGAGTTCTTCGACAAGCTGATCGCGCACAGCAAGGTGCAGGAAGCCTATCGCTACTTCGCCGCGTCCGGGGCCCAGCCGCTGCGCGACGATGTGCGTCGGTTCTTCCCCTTTAACGGCATCGTGTTCGAGGAATACAACGGTGCCGTCACGCTCTCGACCAAGGCGGTGGAGCGCCTTGTCCCCGCGCAGGAAGGCATCGCCTTCCCGCTGGGCACCTTTGACACCTTCACGACCTATGGGGCGCCCGCGAACCTCCTTGAGACCGCGAACACCATCGGCCTGCCGATGTACGCGCGCCAGCACCTCGACGAGAAGGGCCGCTGGATCGACCTCATGACGGAGGCCTCGATCCTGCCGGTGAACAAGCGCCCGCGCATTGCTGTGCGCATCCACACCTCGAACTGATCGACGCTCCCCCATGTCGATCTTTGCCACCGCCATGGATGCGATCTTCACCGATCCGAACATGGCGGTGGATGCTCTCTGGCTCGCCGAGGGTGAGCCGCCCGGCGTCCCCGTGCGCCTGATCCGGCGCGCACCGGACGTCGAGACGCAATTCGGCGCCGCGCGTATCCTGTCGGAGACCACGATCTTCGACGCGCGCTGTTCCGAGGTCCCGACCATCGCCAGGGGCGACAAGTTGGTGGTCGGATCGGAAGAGTTCATCGTCCAGGGCGAGCCGAAGCGCGATCGCGAGCGGCTTACCTGGACGATCAACACCCGGCCGGCGCCATGAAGCTCTCCGTCGAGACCTCGTCCTCGGTAGGCGCGTTCCTGGCGCGCGAGCTGGCCAAGGGTGAGAAGGCGGTCACGATCTCGTTCCGCCAGGCCGGCGAGGCGCTGAAGGCTGACTGGCGCGGCGAGATCACGCGGGGAGGGCTTGGCCAGCGACTGGCACGCACCATCCGCAGCCGGTCGTTCCCGCGCGCGGGCAACAGCATCAACGCCGCCGCACTGGTCTGGTCGAACGCACCGGTCATCGTCGGCGCGCATGCTGAGGGTCCGCTGATCCGCTCGCGCGACGGCTTCTGGCTGGCGATCCCGACCCCGGCCGCGGGCAAGGGGCGGCGCGGCGGCCGGATCACCCCGGGCGAGTTCGAGAAGAAGACCGGCCTGCGCCTGCGCTTCGTCTATCGGCGCGGAGCCGCAAGCCTGCTGGTCGCCGAGGGGCGTCTGTCGGGGCGCGGCACGGTGGCGGCATCGCGCTCGAAGACAGGGCGCGGTGTGGCGACAGTGCCGGTGTTCGTGCTGGTGCCGCAAACGAAGCTCGCCAAGCGGCTTGATCTGGCGCGCAGTGCCGCGCGCGCGCAGGCCGGCATCCCGTCCGCGATCGTGCGCAACTGGCTGGAGGATGCCTGATGCCTGATCCCGATCCGGTCCAGTCGAAGCGCGAGAGCGTTCTTGACGCGCTGCACGCCCTGCTGGCAGCGGCGATCGATGCGCCGGTCTTGCGCGACGAGGTGGTGCCCGAAACCATGCCTGCAGACGGACTCGTGATTATCCGCGATGGCGATCCGGGCGCGCCCGAGGTCACGCTGTCGCCGCTCGCCTATCATTACGAGCACCGCGCCGAGGTCGAAGTCTTCGTGCAAGACGGAATCGACCGGGCCGCGGCCTTCGACGCGCTTCTGGTGCAACTGGGCACGGCCCTCGCGAGCGATCGAACGCTGGGTGGCTTGTGCGACTGGATCGAGGCCGAAGCGCCCGGCTCGGTCGATCTGCCGATCGAAGGAGCCGAGGCGATCAAGGCGGCGGTCGTCCCTGTGATCCTGATCTACTCCACCACCGACACATTGCTCTGACCCGAAAGGACTGACCCATGGCACGAGCTCAAGGCGCGCGCGCGCTGATGGCGCTGGCGTTCGAAACCACCTACGGCACCACCCCGGTCTCGGGCTTCACGCGGATGCCCTTTGCCACGGCTTCACTTGGTGCAGACCAGCCTCTGCAGGCCAATGAGCTTCTGGGCTATGGCCGCGACCCGCTGGCGCCGATCAAGGACGCGGTGACGGCTGACGGCGATGTTGTCGTGCCGATCGACGCGCAGGCCTTCGGCTTCTGGCTGAAGGCGGCCTTCGGCGCCCCGGTCACCACCGAGGAGAGCGGCGTCTTCACCCATGTTTTCACTTCGGGCAGCTGGGACTTGCCGTCGATGTCGATCGAGGTCGGCATGCCTGAAGTGCCGCGCTATGCGATGTACGCCGGCTGCAAGCTCGACCAGCTTTCATGGACGATGCAGCGCTCGGGCCTTTTGACCGCCACCGCGCAGCTGGTGGCTCAGGGCGAGACGCCTGTCGGGTCGTCTGCGGCTGGCTCGCTCACCAGCTTGCCGCTGCAGCGCTTCGGTCACTTCAACGGAGCGATCAAGCGCAATAATACCGCGCTCGCCAACGTCGTCTCGTCGGAGATCACTTACGCCAACAACCTCGATCGCATCGAGACGATCCGTTCGGATGGCAAGATCGACGGCGCCGACCCATCCATCGCGGCGCTGACCGGACGCATCGAGGTGCGCTTCGCAGACCAGACCCTCGTGACCCAGGCGATCAACGGCGAGGCCTGCGATCTGGAGTTTTCCTACGTGATCGACGCCGACACCAGCCTGACATTCGTTGCGCACCGGGTGTTTCTGCCGCGGCCACGACTTGCCGTGAACGGACCGGCTGGCGTGCAGGCGACCTTCGACTGGCAGGCGGCGCAGCAATCGGACGGAGACCCGATGTGCACCGTCACGCTGGTCAATGCGAAGTCGTCCTACTGATGCTGCGCCTTGATCTCAGCAACAATCCCCGCTGGCTGGACATGCCGGGCGGCGTTCGCATCCAGTGCCTGCCGTACAGCACTGACGCCATGATTGACGCGCAGTCCGATCCGGAAGTGCTTGCCGTCGATCCGGCGCTGAGCACACGCCGCGTCGGGGCAGTCGTGGCAAAGGCCATCGCGCGGCGCGTCATCGTTGCGTGGGAGGGTGTCGGCGATGCCGCGGGCGAGCCGATCGAGCCGAGCCCTGCCGCCATCGACCAGTTGATGAACATCTGGCCGATCTTCGAGGCGTTCCAGGCGCAGTACGTCTCAGGGCTCTTCGCGCTGAGTGCTGAGGGAAACGGCTCTACGCCCTCGCCGAATGGGAGTTCGGCGGGGGCGCAGACTACTGCCAGGCCTGCCCGCAGCCGTGCGAAGCCTGCCCGCGCATCCTGAACAAACCACAAACGTTCGAGGGCCGCGAGGTCTGGGCGCTGGCGCGCAAGCTCGGCGGGCAGTTGCGCGTGAACGGGCAGGTGCTCCTTGGCTACGACATGACGGCAGCACTGGCCATGGCCAGGGCGCTGGGCATCAACAGACGAGCGGTGGCCGAGCTACTGCCGATCATAGAAGGCGCCATGGTGCGCAAGATCACCGAGACAAAGGAGGCTGAGCATGGCTGAGAAGCGCGTATCTGTTCGCCTCGGCGCTGAGGGCGGTCGTCAGGTCCGAAGCGAGTTCGAGGGAGTGGGCCGCTCGGGCGACGAGGCCTTCGACAAGGTCGGACGGTCGGCCGACCGCACCAACCAGCAGCTGGCCGCTTTTGCGCGCCGGGCGAAGATCGCAGCTGCTGCCATCGCCACCGCAACTGTGGCCGCTGGTGTTGCGATGGTCCGGTCGGGACTGCAGACCATCGACGCGCAAGCCAAGCTGGCAGCATCGCTGGGAACAACCGTCGAAAGCATGCAGATCCTTGAGCGCGCCGGTGATCTTGCTGGCGTTTCGATGGGGCAGGTAGAGCAGGCCACGATACAGTTGACGCGCCGTCTATCGCAGGCCGCGAGCGGGACGGGGCCCGCGGTGGCGGCGCTGGACCGTCTGAAGCTGTCAGCCGAGGACCTGCAAGCGCTACCGCTCGATGAGCGCATCGCAGTCATCCAGGGAGCGCTGGAACAATTCGTGCCCGAGGCGGAGCGCGCGTCGGTGGCGTCGCAGCTGTTTGGCGATCGCGCCGGGCTCGTGTTCACGCGCATCGACACCGCGACATTGCGCACAGCGACACGGGATGTGCGCGACTTCGGCGTTGCGGTCTCGCAAGATGACGCTGCGCAGATCGAACGGACGAATGACGCGCTCTCGCGGCTCGGCCTGGTCTGGCGTGGATTCGCAAACCAGCTGACCGTCGCCGTGGCGCCGGTGCTCGAGGGACTTGCGAACGCGATGGCCGCAGCTGCGCGCGCCGCAGGTCCTTTCGGCAGTGCCCTTGGCACGGTGCTCGACAACCTCGATCGCCTTGGGGCCTATGCCGCGGTCGCGGCCGGCGCGCTCGCGATCTCGCTGGCGCCTGCCGCAATTGCTGCCACCGTCGCGGTTGCTGGCATGACACGCGCCTTGTTGGCCTCGCGCGCGGCAATGGTCCGCACCGGCTGGGGCGTTGCTGTCCTGGCGCTGGGGGAACTGGCCTATCGCAGCGGATTGTTTGCAGGGGCCGCTGACGAGGTGACCGAGGCGCAAGGGCGCATGAATGACGCGCTCAACATCTTCGCCCAAGACAGTGGACCAGGCGCGCGCGCCGAGGCGGTGGCTGCCACAAAGGACTACATTGCGAACGCTCGTGCCAAGCTCGAAAGCGCCGAAGCGTCACTTCGCCTGATGGAGGCATACGAGCAAGAATACCGATCCTCCGTGCTCATGTCCGGTGTGGAGATCCCGGCGCAAGAAAACGCGATGGCAGAGAATGTCGCGGCAGCTCGCGATGAGGTGGTCAAGCTGCGCGCTGAGATCATCGCTGCGTCGACTAGGCTGAAGGAACTTGAGGATGCGGATCCAGCTGCGCCAGTCAATGTTGCAACGCGCGCCACCAACCAGCTGACCTCCAGCCTTGGCGGTGCTGTGGCGCGGGCGCAGCAACTGACGGCGGCGCTGGGACAAGCCCCTGCCGCTCTTCGATCGCTCGAGGAGCAAGCGAAGATCCTTGATGCCGGTCTGGCTGCTGCCGAAAGGGGCGCTGACGCCAACGAAGTCGCGCTGAAGCAGTTCCGCGCGGAGAAGGAGCTCCAGTACGGGCTCGCTGAGGCTGATCCCGCATCGCGTCAGGAATTCTTCATCCTCGAGACGATCAACAACGAAGTCGCGATGAAGAAAGCCGTCCTCGAGCGACAGCAGGCGCTCGATGGGTACATTTCGCAATTGAACAGGGTCGAAACGGCGGCGGGGAGCGCGGGCGGTGCCGCGAAGGCCGCTCTCGAGGCAGCGGGTGAAGCGGCTCAGACAGCCGCTGACAACACCAGCAAGATGACCAATTCCCTGCAGGACTATGCGCTGAACGCGATCGACTTGCAGAAAGGCGTGAATGAGACGATCACGAAAGGCTTTCAGGGTGCCGAGGGCGCGATCCGGCAGTTCGTGATGACCGGGAAGGCCGACTTCAAGAGCCTCGTCCGCTCGATTCTGGCAGATCTGGCGGTCCTCGTTGCCCGACGCACCATCCTCGGCCCGCTCGCCAGCGCGCTCTCTGGCGTATTCGGCGGCGGTATCGGCGGGGTGCGAGAGTTCGGCAATCCGCTGGTGACCGCGTCGGTCTACCACCGCGGCGGCGAAGTCGGCGCGGCCGGGATGCGCCGCGATGTGTCACCTCACGTCTTTGCCAATGCGCCGCGCTTTCACAACGGCATCGATCTGAACCTGCGCCCGGACGAGGTGCCCTCGATCCTGCAACGCGGAGAACGGGTCTGGTCGCGCGACGAGGTGCGCCGCGGGGCTGATCGCGACGCAGCCCGACAGGAGGCGCGCGTCGTTGTCGAACTGCGCGGGGACATGCTCGACGCGCGCGTCGCAGAGGGGGCAGACCGGGTCGTGCTGCGTCGGGCTCCGGGCATCGTGCGCGAGTCCGTTGCGGCCGTGCGCACGCTCAGTTCCGAGTCCAGGAAGTTCCTCGGGTGATCGCATGGTGACGAAGATCTACGCCTGGCCGCCCGTGGGCGTGACGCAGGCCCTCTGGACGATCGAGGATCCCGTTTCGCGCTCGGTCAGCTGGCCAACAGGCGCGCGTCGCACCTCGAGCGCACTGCGGAGGCGCAGGCTGGCCGCCATGCAGGTCTCGGCTCGATCGGGCAACGGGGCAGCTGCCGGCATGATGGAGGCGCTGAAGCGATACCTGCGCGGCGGCGTTCACCTGGTGCGGCTTACCAGCTACCCGGTAAATTACGGCGGCGCGCCGATCGTTGATCCTGATCGCGGCAGCGTGCCGCTGATCTGGCGCGCGGACCTGGTTCCGCTCGACTGGCTCGCCGAGGGTGAGGATCTGGCCTGGGCCTCGGGCACGCTCCTCTCCGGAGTGCCCGGCATGGTCGACCATGTCCCGACTATCACGGTCACCGGCCTGCCCGCGAACCGCCACGTCGCGCGCGCCGGTGAGTTTGCGCGCGTGGGCGCAGACGCCGCAATGATCGCGATAGATGCCTGGTCGGACAGCGACGGCGTGGCGGTGCTTCGCCTGACCGACCCACTGCCCGAGGGCGTCGTGTCGATCGGCGAGAGCGAGACCGCGATCTTTGAGGCGACGGAGATGGGCAGCACCGCTCGGCCGACTCGCGGCGACTGGATCCTGTCCTGGCGTTTTCGGGAGGTCTTCGCAGACGAGGTGAGCGGCGAGATGTTGGAGGTAAACCCGTGGACCTGACGCGCGGTATTGCGCCTGAGATGCTCGCTGCGCTGAAGGGCCATTTTCATCCCGTCTTGCTGGTCTTCGTCGACTGGCCCGACGATCCCGTCTTCGCACATTCCGGGCGGGGCGTGATCGCATGGGACGCTGCGGACTGGCACGGCGTCGGGCAGTTTGGCAGCATCGATCTGCCCCAGGAGGCCACGGGCATGATGGCGCAGCGCGCCACTCTGACGATCTCCGGGGTCTCGGACGACGATATCAACGACATCGAGACAGCGACCGCGCGCAACCGCGCTTGCCGGATACTCGTAGGCTGTGTGACCGAGCCAAGCGGCACGGTCCTGATCGGTGAGCCGGTCGAGCTGTGGGCGGGCTATGTCGACGCCGCGCGCTTGCGCATCGAGGCTGAGGGCGGCGACATGGTGAACGCGGTGCGCGTCGAGATCGGCGTCGGCCCCTCCGCGCGAGCGCGCGCCTCGGTCTATCACTCGGCCGAGGACCAGGCCTCGCGCTTTCCCGGCGATACAGCGGGTCGACACCTGATCCGTATCGAAGCCGTCACGGAGGCGGCGACATGGCCAGAGACATGACGTGCGGCTTGAGCGCCGAGGCGCCCGTCATCCTCGCGCCCCGCGACCGCACTGCTGCGCGCGTGATGGAGATCGCCGAAAGCGTCATGGATCGCGGTTGGCGCTGGGGCGAGGCGGATTGCTGCACAGCCGCCTGCGACGTCTTCGCCGCGATCACTGGCGTCGATCCCATGGCCAGCCTGCGGGGACGCTATAGCACGGAACAGGGGGCCTATCGCCACATCGTGCGCGCGGGCGGGCTGGTGGCACTTGCTTCGCGGCTGGCGGCCGAGGCGCGGCTCGCCCGCGTGCGCGGGCCCTATGAGGCTGGGGATATCGGCGTCTCACTGCCCGGCGTGGCGCTGGGCCCGGGCGGGCGGGCGCTGGCAATCTGTGTCGGCCGGGATCTCTGGGCGGTCAAGAGCCCGAGCGGAATGACGCTGATCGCACGGGTCAGCAGGGGGTGGCGATGGGCGGGATAGTCGAAGGGATCGCAGCGCTGAAGGCGTGGTTTGCCTCGAGCGCAGTGGCTTCGGCCATAGGCGGCATCCTCACCAACGTCGCGCTGAGCTATGTGATCGCAGCGCTCTCAGGTGGGCGCAAGACCACAACCGCCGATACCGTGCGGGATCTTGCGCTGCCACGCAGCCTTCCGGCAAAGCGTTTCGTCTATGGCGAGACCCGCGTCTACGGCACACCGGCCCCAGTGCGGGTAAAGGGTCCGATCCTTTACGCCTGCATGATTCTGAACAGCCGACCATCGGAATCGATCGAGACCATCTGGCTCGACAAGCGGGAACTGACGCTTTCTGGCGATGCCTTCGACTTCGAGGCGGGCGGTGGGGCGACAGCAACAGAGGCACCCTTCCAGACCTTCGTTCGGGTCTGGATCGGGCTCGGTGACCAGGTCGCCCCGCCAGCGCAGATCCTGGACGAAGCTCCTGACCTCTTTGTTGACAGCGACGGCTGGCAAGGCTGCACCGTGCTTTGGCTGCGCCTCGATGTGGGCCCGAATGAGGGGCGCACCGAGCGCTGGCCCCGGGTGCCGCCCGAGGTCGAGGTTCTGCTGCGCGGCTGCAAGGTTTGGGATCCCCGCGACGACACGCAAAACGCTGACGATCCCGCAACATGGACATGGTCGGCCAACCACGCGCTCTGCATCCTCGATGCCCTGCGCCAGAGCCCTGTGCGCGCCTATCGCACCGATAATCTCCTGATGGCGAGCTTCAAATGGAGCGCCGATGTTTCGGACCAGCTGGTCGCCCGTAACCTGAAGGATCCCGAACCGCGCTATACCGCCAACGGCGTGGTGATCTTCGACGGTGCCGAAATCGAGGATCAGCTCGAGCCGATGATGATCAGCGCCGCGGCACGCTTTACGCGGCTGGGCGGCAGGCTTGGATTGCTGCCCGCGATCTGGCGCGCTCCGGTCGCCACCATCGACCAGGTCCTCGGTGACGACGGGATCGAGTACGACTGGCTGCGACCGGGGCGCGACCTCGCCAACGTGGTCAAGGTCTCATACGTCTCGCTCGAGCGCGACGCTCGCATGGCCGAGTTGCTGCCCTACGAGGTGCCCGGGGCGCGCGCAGCGGACGGCGGCGCGGAAACGATGATCGACGTCGAACTGCCTTTTTGCACATCGCCCACGCAGGCGATGCGCGTGCAGAAGATCATCGCCCTGCGCCAGCGCGCGCAGCGCCAGGTGCGCGCCACCCTTCCGCCCGAAGCGTTCAACCTCGTGGCCGGCAGCGTTGTGACGCTTGCGCTGCCCCCGCCCTTTGCCCGCCTCAGCGGAATCTTCGAGATTACCGGCATCGCCCCAGGAGCATCGCCGCTGGGGAGCGAGGCCGAGCAGCAGGGTGGCGCCGGGGTGGCGCTACGTTGCCCGGCCGAACTGGTTGAGACCGCTGAGACCGTTTTTGCCTGGAATCCGGGAGCCGAGGAACAGGTCATCATCGACGGCGCGCCTTTCGATCCGTGGCGGCTGGGCGTGCTGACGCCAGGCGCGCTTTCCACCACCACCGGACCCGGAGTCGCGCTGGGAGCGCAGGCGCGCATCCGCTTCGCCTTCGATCCGAGCGAGAGTGCTGCGGTGACCGACTACGAGTGGCAGTTCCGAGCTGTGGGAGCCGAATACGAGGCTGGCGGGCTGGTCGACGCCGATGTGCGCGATGGCGAGGACAAGGTCTTCGGCCATGTCAATGTCGTGGACGGCACCTCCTACGACGTCCGCGTCCGCGCCGTGGCAGGCGCGGCGCTGTCGATCTGGGTGGAAATCACGAACGTCGAGGCCATCGGGCCGTAAGGAGAAGCCATGCCAGCACCAACTATCGCTGTGCCGACGACCACAATCGTCGGTGGAAAGCGCACGACCCTCGAGCTGCTCTCGGCCGAGATCGATCGTGTTGCCGCGGTTCTCTACGACAACACGATCGATGCGTTGATCGCCGCGGCCGTCTCGGGCAAATGGAGCATCTTCACCACGATCGCTGAAGGCCAGGCGGGCACGCCGGCCGGCAGCGTGTTCGCAGTCTTCGATACCGATGCGGACGCGCTGGCTTTCTATCGGCAGGACATGTCGTCTTCGGTCTTCCTTGGCGCCATCGAAGGGGCGGATGCGCTCGCAGCTGCAGTTCAGGCGGCAGTTGACGCAAAGGAGGCCGCGGAAGCAGCGCGTGACGACGCCGACGCTGCGGTCGCCACCCTTGGAGCCGGCCTGGTGAACCCACAGAATGCGCTCCCCGTTCTTCTGACCACGGGCAGCAGCGACAGCTATATCATCACGCCTCCGAACCCACCGGACGCCTACCAGGTTGGCATGTCCTTTCGCTTGCAGGTCCATGTCGCCAACACCAGCGGCGGCATTTCGCTCAATGTTGCGGGTTTGGGGTTCCGGCCGGTGTATCGCTGGCGCGGTCCGGGGATCGAGTTCGATGATCTCCAGAGCGGCGATCTGCGTGAGGGCGACATCGTGACCGTCGTCTACAACGGTGCAGCATTCGTCCTTGCGCAGACGTTTCCCGCCACCACCGCCGAAGCACAAGCCGGAACCGGAAGCGGCCGAATGACCGCGTCGCTGACGAAGGCGGCGATCACTGCGCAGGTGCCCGGGGTGCTTAACGCCGGCGGCGCAGCGCCGATCTTCGCAGCGCGGGCCTGGGCGAACTTCGGTTGGGTCGATGGCGCGATCGTCATCCGGGGCAGCGGCAACGTTGCCAGCATCGTACGTCTCGCGATCGGGGTCTATCTGATCACCTTCGTCGATCCGCTGCCCGATGCAGACTGGTGCGCCGTGTGTTCTGCGCATGGCGTTCAGTTCAACCGACAGTCGACGGCATTCGTTCCGGTCACCGGCTACTCTGCAGAAGCGGCGATCGTGTGGACCGGCAACACGGTCAACGCAGCCGCTGACGATGCGACCCACATCAATTTCGCCGCGTTCCGGTGAACGCGCGCCGCGACCCCAGACCGAAAGGAACCCTCGATGAGCATCGTGCCAACCGACCAAGCACACCCGACACGGGTGAAGGCCATCACACCCAGCAACAGCGAAGACCTGCCCTTCGTTGCTTCGGCCGTCCGGGTCGCGGTGGGCGGTGACCTGCGCGTAACCACCCGCGGCGGCGATACCGAGACAATTCCGGGCCTGCTCGACGCCGAGCAGCTGGTGCTCGAGGTGACCCGGATCCATGCCACTGGCACCACCGCCACCGGCATCACGATCTTCGCGTGACATCATGCCCGAGAACACACTCGCGAACACGCTGGCTGCAGCGTTCCGCCGGCGGTTTCTGACCGTCAAACCCCGCATCCCGCACATCCTGGTCGATACCGAAGGCAACGCACTGGTCGATCCAGAGGGCAACGCCCTTGCTGTGCTGAAGAGAGAGGCATCCTGATGACCGAGTTTACCGCGTTTCCGATTCCCCGCGAGGTCGTGGATATTCAGGAGACCCCGAAAGCAGCAGCGTTGCCGAAAGCGCGCGCTGCCGCTCCGCACATCGCGCGCGGCTGGATCGACCCGGTCGCGGCAGTGCCGGCCGGCAGTGTTCTGACCATTCCGGACTTCATGCCTATCCCGGATGGCTGGTGGCCATGGGCACCAGCCGCGGACGGGTTTCAGCAAATCTGCAACTGGACGCCAGAAGCCCTGCGCATCGGAAACACCGATGTGCGCGATCTCTCGATCGATCCCAAGGGTCTTTTCACCGACGTTGACGGATTGATCCCTGTTACGGGCTCCGGAGCGACGATCGCAGCTCTGCGCGATAGCCAGGGGCGCCGTGAGCTTCATCAGGCGATCTCTGCCGCTCGCGTGTCCTTTGGCACGAGACCCGCGAGCGGGATCAGAAACATCCTGCCTGCAAACACGGCCAACTTTCTCGGGACCGGATGGGGCACAATTCGCACAAGTATCGCAGCAGCCACCACGAGTGCCATAGGTGAGCCCGCCTTCGACCTCACGGCCACATCAACCGATGTAAACGGCGCGGCCCTGTCCACCGCTTCGATTCTTGCCGCAGGCACATACACAGTCAGCGCCGTGGTGAAGGGGTCGAAATTCTTCGTTATTCGACCCGCCCTGCTGTCGAATTTTGGAGACGCAGCAAACGCCTGGTTCAACCTCGCTACCGGAGAAACGGGTTTTGTCTCCCTTTCCGGTAGCGCTAGCGTTTTCACTGGCACGCCCACCTCGACGATCACGCCTGTCGGCGACGGTGCTTATCGCTGCACGATGACGTTTACCCTGGCGTCGAGTGCCGAAGTCGCGACGCGGCTCTACATCACTGACTCGAACAGTTCGCTGCCAGTCACCATCGGATCGACCATCCGCCTGGAAGCACCGCAACTCGAACGCGCCGCTGCGGCCACGCCATACCAGCGCCGTGTGTCGGCACTCAACATCGCCGAAGTTGGCCAACGCGCTTTGTACTACGTCTCAGCCGATGGCTTTGATGACTGGATGGCGCTGGCGTCGCCATTCGCACCGGACGGCCCTTATACGATCGCCGTGGCGCGCGAGTGGCTGACCGGCTGGCCGGCACCACTGACTTTCGGATCGATTGCTGCGAACAGTTCGGTCAACTTCGCACAGGGCATTTCGGTCACGGCGAACACGCCAAGCAATGCTATCGGTTTTCCTGCAGCTGCGGGCTGGCCCACGACGTTCGCAGGACGGGTCGATGTGATACGCATCGATGGCGCGACGTCGGGGCAGGCGTGGCGGAACGGCACGCCGTATCCGGAACCACCAACGATTACCGGCGCGGCTTTCCCGATCGATGGGCTGGACGCGCTTTTCCGCTTCGGAAGCGCCTTCGGTTCCGGACGCCTCTACGGCGGTGTCATGGTCGACCGCGCAATCACCGAATTCGAGCGCTTCATGCTTCAACGATACCTTGCAGCCAGAGGAGGGATCGCGCTGTGATCCGGATCACGATCGTCTGCCCCGAGGCGCATATCGGGGACGCAAACCAGTTGGCAATGGTGTTGGGTGAAGGCCCTGCTGAAGCCCTGACCTATGGTGCGCCAACGGTGCAGGATGGTGAAGGCAACCGCTATGCCGTCGCATCACTGCCGGTGTCGCCAGCGTTCCTGTCGGCAGCACAAAGCCCGCTGTCGCGGCCTGCCTGGGATGGGGAACCCTATACCGTCAACATGGCCGGAGCTGCGCGCGCGCAGGCGCTGATTGTGCTCTATGACCCAGGCACCGACCCAGAGGCTCCCGCGCAGGTGCCTGCTGCCGCGCCTGACATCATCCTCACTTTGCCAGGTGATCCGGCCACCATGCTCGATGCGGCAGGAGTGGTAAGGATTCCGGAGGACGACGATGGCTGATCCGACTGACACCGGCTTTCTCGCCTGGTTGGCGAGCGAGCCAGGCAAGGCCGCGCTCGCCGGTGCTGCGGGTGGTCTCGTGCGATGGATCACGTTGCGCGACAACTGGCGGGAAGGTATTCCCGGCATCGTTGTTGGTGCGGTATGCGCCCTCTACCTTGGCCCGCTCGTAGAGCCGCTTCTGGAGCCTGTTGTCGGTGCCATTGCACCCGCCTCCGACCCGTCCGGCTTCGCCGCCTTCATCGTCGGTCTTGGTGGTATCGGACTTGCTGCGAGCGTGATCGACATTCTGCAGGCGTGGCGGCATCGCGGCCATAATGGCCCTCGCCGCGACAACGGCGATGGGGGTGGCGATGCGAAATCGTGATCCCAAGACCACTGCGAAGCGCGAAGGCCTCGTGGTCATCGTCGGCGTCACGCTTGCGGTGGCGCTCCTCTATCTGACCTCCTGAAGGATTTCCAACATGCATGTGAGAGATGTGCAGGCGCTGTTGGCGTCTGCAAACTATTATGCTGGCGCGATCGATGGCGATGCGGGACCGCAGACGCTGCGCGGCGTGCAGATCGTCGAACGGAACGGCGGCTTCAACTGGTCTGACTGGTCGATCGAGCGTCGCCTGATTGCTGCCGGTCAGGTCATTCTCGCAGTCCAGGGTTTCGAGCCTGGTGTCATCGACGGCTATGCCGGACACAATACCCTTGAGGCACTGACCGCATGGGAGACCGAGCGCGCGACCGGGGTCCGGCCGGTCATCCCGCGGCGCCCCGCCAGCGCTGCCGGCGTCGCCGTGACAAAGGCCGCCGCGCAATGGCCGCGACAACGCGATATGGAGAACTTCTACGGGCGCGCTGGGGGCCCTGAGGCAACAGCAGGGATCTGCATTCTGCCTTTCGCGTTCCCGATCGCCTGGAACCCGGTCGATACGGTTCGTCAGTTCGCATGTCACCGGCGCCTCGAAGGTCCGATGACGGCCATCTTTGCCGAGGCGGCGCGCCACTACGGGGAAGCTGAGTATCGCCGCCTGCGCCTCGATCTGTATGGCGGCTGCTTCAACAACCGCAACATGCGCGGCGGCGATCAGAAAAGCACCCATGCCTACGGCGCGGCCGTCGACCTGGACCCCGATCGCAACCAGCTGCGTTGGGGGAATGACCGCGCCGCCTTCGCACGTTCAGAGTACGACGCGTTCTGGGCGATCGTCGAAGCGCAAGGCGCGCTCTCGCTTGGCCGAGCTGCTGATATGGACTGGATGCATTTCCAGTTCGCACGGCTGTGATGGTGTGGGTTGCAATTCGCGTGCTCCGCGTGCTGCGGGATCTGCCGCGCTGGGCATTGTTCGCCATCGTGGTCGTAGCGGCGCTGGGCGTGGCGGGATGGCGGATCGACGCGGCGGCCTACGAGCGAGGCGTAGCGGCGGCAGCGGCGCAACACGAGGCGGCGGTGCGGGTCCTCGAGGCGCGGCTGGAAGCAGCAAGCAAGCGGGCACGCGCGGCAGAAGCCGCGCGGATTGAAGCGGAAAGGGCTCGTGATGATCTACGCGCAGAGTTGGACGAACAGGGCAGGGCTGATCCCGATGCTGGTCGCCGCGCTCTCGGGGCTGACAGCATGCTCAGAATCGACCGCATTCGGCGCGAGGATTGAGCCACCGCCGCCGAGCCTTACTGCGCCCTGCGACGATCCCTTGCGATTACCTCCACGCGACGCGACCCAGGAAGAGGTCGAGCGATGGTGGCGCACCGATCGGGCAAACCTACTGTCGTGCGGGGATAAGCATCGCGGGCTGGCTGAATGGGTGGGCGGAGTAATCGAAGCGGCTCGTTGAATGCGCGAGCACATGCGCAGGCTGATCCGGGTTTCTTGTGGGGCCTCCGTCAGGCCAATGGCCTTGGCGCAAGCGCAGCCTTCTGAAATTGCGATAATCGAAACTAAAAGTCAAAGTCGACTCTTGCGGTCGCAAGCCGCGTTGCGACCAAAGCTTCAGAATCGCAGCTGCTCTCAGGCGTTCCGCGCTGGGCTTGGTCCGGGCCCGCGGCACCGCTCCTGTGTCAGTCCGTCGCGGCTTGCGCGAGGCTGACGAAACCTGGTCAGGCTGCCGAGAGGCGCGCCTCGACAGATCTCGGCAGTTCAAGATCGTCCGAGACGACCATCAGTTCGGTTCCCTGGCGTTTGTTCTGCGCGGAGTAGTTGATGCTGAAGCGAAAGCGCCGCCGCTCGCCGTAGAGATCAAGGATGCGCGGCGCGTCGTCGTAGGTCATAAGCCACGGCTGGCGAAGCTGCTGCACCCTGCTGGCCAGCCTGGCGTGATCCTTGGGGCGGTAAAAGTTGCTGTAGAGGCTTGAACCCTTAGCGAAATAGGGGGGGTCTATGCAGAGGAAGGCCGGCTCGGAAACATCCCGCTCGAATGCGTCGAGGAATTCAAGGGCATCAAGACGGGTCAGGTCTATGCGGTCGCGGTAGCGGCCAATCCGCCGGACTCGCCCTGCGAGTCCGGCGCGGTTGAAGCGGCAATCGATTAGATAGTTACCGGTCTGGTCGAGGCCGCCGATTACCCCACCGCTCTTGATGATTCCGGATCGGTTCGTCCGGTTGAGGAAAAAGGCTGCAAAGCCGAGCTGCAGTGGGTCCGCTGTGGATCCTGTCATGACGGTCTCACGCTGGCGCCGCCACTCGTCAATTGTGATTGGTGTTTGCTCGATCATCCCCGCGAGTTCTTCGGTCCGCTCCAGGACGCTGTGCCAGAAAGCCCAGATGGCTGGATCGAGGTCGTTGAGGTGGATCCGCGATACCACGCCGTCGAAAAGAAGCCGTAACGCGAGCCCACCCCCCCCCGCGTAAGGCTCGGCATACCTGCAGTATCGCAGGCTGTTGTGCGCGATCACTTCGCGCATGAGGGGATTAAGGCTTGCCTTGCCTCCCGGATATCTCAGCGGGGAGTCTGTGAATGCCATCTTCGATCGATCCGGCAGATGCCTCCCGCAACGTTGTATCGAAGATACATCGCCACGGCCATAGCCTTCATGGTGCGCCTCCCTTCCCGGCTAGCAGGCTCCGGATCATCGCTTCGGTGATGTCCTCGAGTGTCTGGACATCATTGTAGAGCTGTTCCCGATCCATCTGCGAGGCACGGGAGTCATGCTTTGTGAGGTTGCCGGCGTCGGAGATACTTTTGAACGCGCGCGGCAGCGACTTCTTGTGCTCTCGCCCCGTAAAGCCCATGGACTCCACCTTGGCGGAGTTCATGTAGCTGTCGAACGCGTTTCCATCCTTCCGGCCCATGTTCGCGCTCAGGACTTCGTAGAAAGTCCAGAGCCCGACCGTCAGCAGTTGGACGTGATCCAGCGGAACCTTCGTCAATTCGAAGTAAAGCGCCCGAAGCTTTTGGTTTCCGTATTCATCGAGTGCCTTTTCGATCTTTGCACTGTGGGGGAGGCACCGGTGCTGGGGCTTCTTCGGGACCGTCCCTGCTTTCGGGGCAGCGCTTGCGGCCTCCTTTGCAGTATCCCACGGCTCCGGCGCGACAGTCGTGCCCTGCATTCGACCGGCGGCTGCCTCGATCCTGATTGTCTCGCTGATCTCGCGCGCCTTTCGCTTCATGTCGTCAGCCTTGGCGCGCGTCGATATTCCTCCTGCGCCTTCCCCCTTTATCACGAGATCCATGAAGGTCGAGAGGAGGCGCCTTCTGTCTGCTGCCGGTCGGGTGAACAGGATCCCACCGTCGCCCTTGGGAAAATCAACCCCAAGGGCTTCCCTGAAGATCGGGTTGGAAATCCACCGGTCCACAATGCTCAGTTTACCCTCGCGCTGGGCCGCCGTGATGAGTCCTTCTCGCTCCGCGATGTCGAGGAGCGCTTGAGCCCGCGCATGTCGCCCGCCGCCAAGGAAACGTGTTTTCTGTTCGGCGCTCCACTGGAGCCTACCACGACCAGCGAAGGATCCGCTGTGCAGCCGCTCAAGCCAGATTCGTGCAGATTCTCGATCCGGGAAAAGCTGAGCGGGGATTTTGCGAACTGGGCGCTTTTCAGCGAGCGCTCGAAACTTCTCCACGACAGCAGCTGGCGCAGCATCGGGGTCCGCGAGGAGTTTCAATGCGCAGAGCCGCCTGTTTCCTTCCGCGACGACATAGGGGCCTCGAGCTGAGTTTGCGCCATCGGCTGCGGGAACGATTGCAATCAGCTCGAGGGGATTGATCCCGTGTTCGGCGATATCCGCTGCCAGCTCATAAATGCTCTCGGTCTCGCAAAGACGTTCAATCACCTCGCGCTCGCTTTGAACCGGCTTGTGACGCGGGTTTTCTGTGTCGAGATAGAGCTCGGACGGTGCGACCTCGATCCTTGTTGGCCATTCAGTTTGCGCTGCGTCGTTCAA